GGCTCCGAAGGATGGTCGCTGGATCATCGTGTTCGCGCCGGGCGCTGAACTTGAACTGCCTGATCTGGTGTGCCCTTGCCAATGGCATGAGGACGCTGGCTTTTGCGTTTGCGAATTGCGGAGCCCCACTCACTGGATGCCCCTTCCCCCTCCCCCGAAGGAGCCCGCATGACCTCATTTCCCCAAAATCCCAGCCTCACGAGCTGCGGCTTCAAAAGCGGAGCGGGCTTCTTCGATGCTCCCCGTTCCGTCCAACGCAGCCAAGCAGGCGATGCGGGCGGTCAGGCAGGCTTGCCGACCTTTGCCCTTGGGCCAGTTCCGCAGCATCACCTCAGCCGCCTCTTCCACATGCGAGACGTGCTTGCATTTGGTCGGCTTGATCCACACGGGGACGGGTTCGGAAAACCACAGGTAGGCCATGGGGTGGAGGGTAACACAGGCGCGCAGGCCGGACTCGACACCGGCTCGAGGGTTGAATTACTCCGCAACTTTACCGGCGTATCCGGAACCCGCCGGCGCTCAGTTCCCCGACATCAAGCGGACTATGCGTGTCCTTCCACGCCGCTGCACAGGAATAAAGTACCACAACCCTCGGATGTTACAATATCTCATCGTGAAACTGCCGACCCCTCGTCGACTCCGCGCACCATCCTGCGGTATGTTCTCTTTTTGTTCTATAGGAGAGAGCCATGGGACTGCGCTGGAGAAAGGTGCCCGTTTCGGACGTTCACGACGAGGAGTGGGTTGGCGGGCTCGGTACGCATGCGTTTGCGGTGGTTTTTCGTCACACAACCGGTGGCTTCGAAAACGGCCGGTACACGTGGAGCATGAACGGGCTCACGCACTTAGCCAAGGTAACGCAACTTGGCTTCGCGGATACGGCCGACGAGGCGAAGGCGGCCGCCAACGAGCAGTTTCTCAAGTGGCTTGATTCGGCTTGGCTGAGAGAGACGACGCCCGAAGAGCAGGCGTACCGGAAGGCGCACGGGAAAGGATAACGGCATGAAGGCAGCGAATGATAACTCCCCCGCCCGCCTGATGACGCAGAAGCAGGCGGCGGCCTATTGCGGGGTAAGCGCGCCGACGTTCGCCAAGTGGGTGCTGGTGGGCTCGATGCCGCCCGCTTTGTCGGCGACGAGAAGATGGGATCGGCGGGCGATCGACGTGCACTTGGACAAGCTGAGTGGGTTGGGTGAAGCTGCGGTGCCAGAGGACGATTATGATCGTCGGAAACGTGAACGAGATGCGCGAAAAGCTGCCAGGGGTGGCGTGTGCTACTAAGACCCTAGCTGACGGAACCAAACGTAAATATTATTACGCTTGGAGGGGCGGTCCTTTGCTAAAGGACAAGGATGGGAACCCGCTGTCGCCGGGTAGCCCGCTTTTTTTCGTGGCATACACGGACGCGCACCGGGATCGCAAAACTCCGGCACGGGGCACGATGTTCAACCTCGTCGCCGAATATCGAACCTCGTCCGAATTTACCAGCAGGAGCGAAAAGACGCGTCGCGATTATGGTCGATACCTCCGAATGATTGAGGAGGCCCATGGCGAAATGACCACAGACGACGTTGAGCACCGCAAGGCTCGAGGTGAGTTCAAGGCGTGGCGCGATACGATGGCCGATCGGCCGCGCGTGGCGGACTACGCCTGGACGGTGCTCGCGCGGGTGCTGTCGGTAGCCAAGGACCGCGGGCGGATCACCGTCAACGTGTGCGAGCGCGGTGGACGGCTATACGAGGCCGACAGGGCCGAGAAGATCTGGAGCGCGGAAGATATCAAAGCCTTCGGCGCCGTTGCCTCCCCTGCCCTCCAATTCGCGCTTCTCATGGCGCTATGGACCGGCCAGCGGCAAGGCGACCTCCTTGCCCTGCCGTGGTCGGCATATAACGGGACACATATCCGGCTTCGACAGGGGAAAGGTGGGAAGCGCGTTTCCATCCCGGTTGGCGAGCCGCTGAAGCTGGCACTCGACGCCGCGCCGCGGAAGGCGACGACCATCCTCATAAACCAGCGCAAGGACCTGCCGTGGACCGAGGATGGATTCCGCACGTCGTGGAACAAGGCGTTTGCAAAAACGACGCTCGGCGACCTGCACTTCCACGACCTGCGGGGAACGGCCGTTACTCGCCTGGCGCTCGCCGGTTGCACCGTACCGGAGATAGCTTCCATCACTGGCCACAGCCTAAAGGATGTTGAGGCCCTACTCGACGCACACTACCTCGGCGGCAAGTTTGAATTGGCCGAAACCGCTATGTTGAAGATGGCCGGAAAGTACGGGACGTGAACGAAACCTGCAAACCGAACTGCAAACCGAAAAAACCGTTCCTGCCTGTTCCGTCTGGTCGTCCACCTAACCCCATGTAATTATTGGGGAAAATTGGTGGGTGCACAAGGGCTCGAACCTTGGACCCGCTGATTAAGAGTCCTGTGCTTTAGTAAAGAGTTCAATCGGTTAGGTGCAAACCGAGGCAAAAAGCGTCCTAACAAGATCAATAGCTTGCAAGGTGTTTGCAAACCGAGTTGACGCGCCCCGTACGTTCTGACATTACTGAATTGTTGGATGCCGAATCGCATCTGATACCGACCCGCCTCTCCCGGCGGGTTTTTTATTGCGTGATTGCAAACGCAGCGGTGTAAGCCGCCCACGCTCGCCCTCCCGGCGGGCATTTTTGTGCCCACCCAAACCCGCCCTCGTGGCGGGTTTTGTCGTTTCAGACCCGCCCTGATGTGCGGGTTTTCCGATACAAAGCAGGACTCCAACTCATGACGCAAGACAACACCGTGCGTTTGATCATCGCCGCCATGTTTGTATGCGGCGACATCATCATTGCGATTATCCAGCACCACTAGGCTGACCGGCACGCTTCGTCAGGAACCCTCCCATGAGCTAACCACATCGATCTGACCCGTCCATTTGCAACACGTGAATGGACGATGGCGGAGCTTTGCCTAACTTGCCCTTCCCATATCAGGCAGCGTCCTCCCGCTCGCCCTTCATTACGATCTGGAGCGCGCCATCCAGCAACGGCCGCTGAAGCATCAGCGCCTCTTCCATGGGTGCCGCCAACCAGGCGTCGAACTCGTCGGCCGTCGTCAGGATAGCCGGCATGGCCTTCGGATGGATCGTACCGACTTCGGCATTCGCGTCCGTGGTCAGGAAGCTGAAGACGAGGTGCTCACCCTCGACCGGGTTGGCCTTGGTGCCCCTCACGCCTGTCCATGGTCGCCAGATGCCAGCGAAGGCGGCGAGCGGCCGTTCCTCGGACAGCGCGAACCACGTGGGCGTCTTCCGCGGCTTGGTGTCCTCGTACTCACAGAACGACGTGAACGGCACCAGGCAGCGAAATTCCGGCTTCAGCCACCCACGCCAATACGGGCTCTTGGTGTTGCGCACATTTGTGACCGGATAGTTCGACAGATTAGGCGGTGGCGGGAACCCCCAGCGCATCATCTCGAGCACGCGCTCGCCGTCGCGCGAGGTCCGGACGATCGGGGCCATGTAGTCGGGAAAGATGCCCGGAAGCTGCGGAAGGTTGCCGGTCAGATCGCGCCCGACCCGGAACAGATCGCGGATCGCCTGTTGGCCTTTGGTGACGGAATATAGGTTGCACATAAGCCTAGCTTACCGGAGCGGCGGCAAGGCTCAAGCCTTGGGCGTCTCCGAGCGTTCCGGGGAACCTGAGCCAATGTCGCTAGTTCATTCTGCGCGGGTGGTTCGATCCTCAATAACCACACACGCGGGCGCCCCGGACCTCCTCTGCCCCCGGACCACCGGGGCGCTTCACGCGCCGCCGCGCCACGGGTTTTCGACGAGACCCTCAATCGCGTTCACGAGAGCGGCCGCATATGAAGGCGGGCACCCTGGCATGTGGCAGTCGCAGTGAGCTTCCTTGGCGATGGAAAGCAGAAGCCCCAACGTCAGCGGGGTGTCGTCAGTTAGGATCGGCCACGAGGCAGATGCGATTTTGACAGGGACATCGAGACTTCTCATTTCATTCTCCTCGGTTGTGGATTGATCGCAAATCACTCAAGTGATAGCTTACATATCACTAGTTTTTATCACGATCAATAGGCGCTCATCTGATATGTCACGTATCAAAGGACTCCAGATCAGGGCAGCACGAGCCATCCTCCGCTGGCGTGCAGAGGATCTTGCCGAGAAGTCTCAGGTTGGGGTTGCTACCATCCGCCGAGCGGAAGCATTTGACAGCGGGACACAACTGACCGCGGCGAACGAGGATGCGGTCCGACGCGCGTTCGAAAGCGCGGGCATCAAGTTTATCGATGAGGCGGGCGGCGCTGGGGTGTACGCGACCACGTGGCAGACAAGCATATTCGACTAGCGCTTTGGCGTTGAGGATAGACAACCGGCGTTCACCTTGCCACAGTTCCCCGGAAATTTTTTCAGGGGGCGCGAGGCCGCCCATCTGGGGGGCTGCCGTGGCTACTGTTGATTGGAAGAACGTGATCCTCTCTAAGGACTTCACGGTCTCGGGTTTTAATTTCCGCCAATTGATCGCGCCAGAAATCGCTTTTGGCCCCGATTTCGTCGGGTCAAGCGCGCAATACAGCAGTATATTTCACCTTACGGTGCCGACCGAAATTTGGTCGATGAAAACTTTCCTTTATGGGTCTTTTGCGACAGACATTCTGCGCAACGTCACCGGCACGGTGACGGGCATGGCCCGCGAAACACCTGATGCCGGGGTTTCAAATAGCGTGTCCGGCCTCATGATTGATTACGCCACGCTCCGGCAGGTCGCGGAGACCGAGACTAGGGAGGATGATATTACCCTTTGGGCTGCCGCGTTCTCTGGAGATGACTTTATTTTTGGAGGAATGGGCAACGACCTCCTTGAGGGGTTCAGCGGTGCCGATGCTTTTTTCGGCGAGGAAGCTCGGGACACCATCTCAGGCGGCGACGGCAATGACACTATAACCGGCGGCCAAGGAGGCGATAGCCTCTGGGGCGGCGGCGGCGCCGACCAGTTTGTATATCTCGCCAAACGGGACAGCACCAACTTCACAGTAGGCCGCGATACGATCTACGACTTCTCTCGTGGCGAGAAAGACAAGATTGATCTGCGCGGGATCGACGCCAATTCAAAGGCAAAAGGCAATCAGGCATTCAAATTCATCGGCACTGAGAAATTCCACAAGAAGGCCGGCGAACTCCGATACGAGAAAAAGAAGGGCGACATCTTCGTCCATGCCGATATCAACGGCGACGGCAAGGCTGACCTCGCCATCACACTGAAGAACCTTGCGAAGATAACGAAGGGCGACTTTTTTCTCTGAAATCGGCCTCCCTTAAAGAAATGGCGCCCTCGGAGGCGCCCCTCACCCTCCCCGCCATCGGTTCGGCAACAGATTCTCAATCGCGTCGACATAAGCAACGGCGAGCGACGGCGGCGGCTCTGGCATGTGGCGATCTCGGTGGGCTGATCTCGCGATGGCGAGAAGCATTCCCAGGGTAACAGGCGTCTCATCGGTGTACGGCAGACGCACGTCTTCGGTCGCGGCTTCGGACCGCGTTACAGACTCCGACATTTGGTTTTATTCCCCCTGATGGACCCGGCCGGGTGGCCGGGGTTCCCACAGGTTTGCAGACCGGCGCACGTGACACCGGCACACCCTTGCGAGCGTCCCGTGGCCCCGGCCCTAAGGCCGTTGCCGTCACGTGTTGGTCGGGCTGCAAATCCCGGCTCCCGCCTTTTCTGCGCGAGCAAGGGGAGTGTGCACGAGGTGCGCGCCGCCATCAATCCGCCATAACTATTAAGAGGTGTGACATTTAGCATGGCAGCCATCTCGTAGCGGAGAGCTTGGCCGGGCGCCATATATTTCCGGAATAAAATCCCTTTAATCAGCCGGTCCGCCAAGGGTTCTCCACAAGTCCCTCGATCGCATTAACTAGCGCGGCGGCGTAGGACGGCGGGCAGCCTGGCATATGGCAATCCCGATGCGCTTCTCGGGCGATCGCTAGTAAGAGCCCCACCGTAAGCGGGGAATCGTCGGTGATTCTCTGAGATCTGCCGTCGTCGTCTCGTTCCATGTTTCACCTAAACGGTTTGCGTTGACGGTTAACGCTATGCGCGATTCGATCAGGTGTCAACGAAATCCGTTTCTAGTTGACGGAAATCATTTATTGGTACACGAAAGGCCAATGATTACGCCAGCACAATCACGGGCAGCTCGCGCCCTGCTCGAATGGTCGCAGAGTGACCTCGCCGAAGCCGCGAACTTGAGCGAAAGCACCATTCGCGATTTCGAAAAGGGCCGCAGGCTGCCCGCCTTGGCGAGCCTCGCCCAGATTTACACAGCGATAGAAAAAGCCGGAGTTGAGGTTCTAAAGGAGCACGCCCCTTTTGCGGGCGAAGGTGCACGGTTTATCTATCGAGCCGACCGATCTGAATTGCAGAGGCTGCGGTTGGAAGTCGCCACGATCCGACGCATGGAAGATATCGTGCAAAAGGACCTCGATCTCGATCCTGACAATGACTTGGTGCGGGATATTTACGAGTTCACCGTTGAACGCCGTGTCGAGGCCGAATCGAGGCTTGCGGAAGAGGAGGCGGCGCAGAAAGCTCTGGAAGAGTCGGACGAGTAAAAACAAAGACGCACCTCCTGCCGAAGCAAGAGGGGCGGTGCGGTTATTGGTCGTTGGCGACTTCGCCGGCGCAGGCCATGTACCCGGCTGCGTCCACATAGTCGTCGAGATTGAGCGCGCCGCTCTGCGTCCTGGCGAGTTTCATGGCGGCCATCATGTGCCCCACGTCGACGGCCGAAAGCGGCTCGGCCGGGTCTCGCCGGATGCTGAGATAGGCGTTCCACATGGCAGCGATTCGTTTGAAGTTGTCCGCCTTCTGACCGTGCTGACGATCCCGGTCGCCGCCAACGAGGTCAGCCGCCTTGGCCGCTATTTCATGCGCTCTCATGCCTTGATCCTTCTATATTCCACGGGACGCCCGTTGGCTTCCGCAGCCGCAATCCCAGCGTTCATCCCCTTACTGAATCCCCGGTCGATATAGACCACCGTCGCGTCCGCCACGGTTCCCCAGGCCAGACCTGCCTCTATTCCGTGTTGCCGCTCCCCCGGCTGGTTGTCGTTCAAAATGCCCGGTTGCGTGTAAAGCAGGTGCGAGGCGATCGGCGCTTCGTGCCGCGCCAGGCTGTCCGCCACACAGCGGCGGGCGTATTCAAGGTTAGCCTCCACGTCGCCAGCATAGGGCGATTCCAAAATGACGAGTCTCATGCAGCCTCCTTCATTGGCTCGTTGTCGTTTGCGGCCGCACCCGCCACCATCTCAGGGGACAAGGTGCTGCGGTAAACCTCGCCGAAGCGATTGTGATAGGTGATCACCTTTGCGGAGCGGCCGGAAAGCCACCCGCCGTTTGCCGCATAGTCGTCGCGCCCGGCCAGCGTCTCGTGACGCTCGACCTTCATCAGGTTGGTGGATTTCACTTCGTCCGAATGGAGGTGCCCCAAGTGGGCATAGCTCTTCTTGGTCCGGCCGTAGATGCTGCGGAATTGACCAGCGAACACGCTGTCGACGGTGCCAATCTTGCGCTTGTGTCCGTGGTGATAGAACAGCGACACGTCGCCGTGCTCATAAACGTAGTATGTGCTCGGTGAACTATCAACCGTGATCCGCGGTTCGTCCTCAAAGAACGACGCGAACATTTCACGCAACCACGCCTCAGACGCCGGGTCGTGGTTGGCGTCGGCCATGATAATGTGAACGTGCTCGTGCTTTTCGAGAAGCATCCTCACGATGCGTCGCAACGTACGGATAACAACCCGGATGATTTTCGGAAGGCGCGAGTCGGCAGAGAGGATATGACCGCTTGCCGGTGTCTTAGACTCCATGCCGTCGTAGTGCAGGAGGTCGCCAATCTGTGCCAGGATGGCGGTCTTTGCGTTCGGCGCGAGTTCGATAGCGGCGGCGAACCAATCGAGCAGAAGTTGCTCGGCGATCTTCAGGTCGTAGTCGCTGCCCGTCTCCTCTTTCCACGACAGCATGCCGAAGTGCAGATCGGTGACGGTGAATTGGTTTACGAGATCGGCGCGGTTGAAGTGCGTTGGCGCCGGCACAATGTCGGCTCTTGGCAACTCTTCCTTGAAGGCTTCGACGGCTGCGCGCATGGCGTCGAGTTGCGCTTGCCGGGTGGGCTCAACGATATCCCAACGGCCTGTCGTCCGGCCTTCGCCGTCCGTGTACGCGGATATCCTCTTGTGCGCGAACCCGGCGGGAACCTCAAAGACTTCGCCGGCCGCTTTTGTCTGCTTCACCCACGAACCATCTGCCGCTTTGCTGGACACCGATTTTACGGCAAACCCCTCCAGCACCGGCTCGTAGCCCATGAGTCCCCGCTCGGCGGCTCGCGCCAAGCGGTTCTTGAGCGTGCCCCATGGCATTCCGAGAGAGGCGGCGGCTTCCGTTAGTGTCGCGTGCTGCGCGCGGGCTTCCACCGCAGCGGATAGTATCTCGTCAGACAGTGGAGGCGTTGCCATGGGGGCTCCTATTGTGCCGGGCGTTCAAGAACGCGCATGAGAGCTTGACGAAGGCTTTCCATCTCGGCGCGCATGGCGCGGAAGCCTTCGTAAAGCTGGCCTTCAACCCGGCCGATTGCTTCGTTGGTGACGTACTTCTGAGCCACCTCGACTCTGAAGTTGTCGAGCGCCTTCTGACACTCCGTTACCTGCGCTTGGAGCCGCCAAAACAAACCGGCGAGCACGCCGCCGATTGCCATGACGGCGCCAATCTCTTGCCATGCAGAAAGGTCCATCCTGCTCACCTCCGGCGCGCGATGTTGATTTTTTCGATTCCGCGCGCACCGATGAGGGTCAGAAGCGTGTAGAGGAACGCCTGCGACACGTATTCCGGCGGGTACGGCACGGCGACGATTGTGTTGACGATCGGCAGGAGGAAACCCTCCCAGGCGAGGCCGGCGATGGATGTAACGGCGGCGAGCGGCCGCCAGGAGGTCGCCATCCACCCGCCGTTGTGAAGATCGGCAAGCCACGTCTCTTTGGCGGCGTCCGTTATCGTTTGCTCCAGCGCCTTCGCCTGGGGCGTCACGGCGTCGATAACGTCTTTGACTTCGACATTCTCGCCGTTCTTGATCTTGCCGAGAACGAGTTCGATCGCTCCGGTGATGACCGGGATAAGCAGGGGGCTCATTTGAAGATTCTCCGAAGCGCCTCGAGGAGTGCAACAAAAAACCCGCTCGAGGCGGGCTGTGCGGTGGGTGTGGGGGCGATGTCGGGAGGTGGCGGGATGGGCTCGGGAACGGCCACCATGGCCAATGCCTCACGCTCCACGCGGTTAACGCGTGTCGTCCACCCCTTGCCGTAGCGCGGCCAGGTTGAGAGATCGCGCAGGAGCGCGAGACGGCCGGCGCACATCGTCTTGATGGTCGTGGCGGGATTGGCCTTGTTGATCGCCGCCAGCGTGATCGGTCCCATCTTGCCGTCATCCGCCACGCCAACAGCGCGCTGGAGGCCGATAACCGCCCGCGTCGCCCCGCTGTTGATGGCGAAGTCGAGAACGGCATGGTTCACGCCGGCAGGCAGGCTGTCGAAGCGGATGGGCCCCGCATAGTCCTTGCGGTAAATCTCCGCGGCCTTTGCGAGCGTCAGGTTTTTGATGTCGAGCCTCGGATAGGACATCGCCGAGATGCCGTATTTCGTCCCCTTCAGCACGCCAGATCCGATCTTGCCGGTTGTCCAGTTTCCTCGGTCGTCGCGGTCGTTGGTGAAGCCGCCTTCGTGTCCGAAGACAAGCGAAAGCGACATCTCAAGTTGAGAGGGGGGCATGGGTGGTCCTTGTGTTGAGGTTAGAGACCCGCCGCGTTCGACCAGAGCGCGTCGAGCATGTTGGCATTCCAGCCCATGAGCGCAGCAAGTGCCAACGTCATTGGGTGATGGCGCTCGAAAGTCGTCGCGCCCTTCAAGAACATGCGCGCGGCGAACTGAGCCTCTGCGGGTAGTGTGTCGATGACGGCAAGCAGCGCGGCGGGAACGGTGCCGGTGGCGACCGCGTCTTCCGCTTCCGTTTCCGTAATCTCACCGTCAAGCGCGAGCTGCTGGAAAAACTGGCGGTCGGATATCGGCGGGAGGCGCATCGGCTGTGGGTCGCCGTGCGGATCAAGAGTTGCGTCGTCAACTTCGACAATCTCGCCGTCAATCCAGACGTGAACCATTGCCATATCAAAGCCCCTCGATCACAAGTCGGGTTCCGGAAGAGAGTTGTTGGCCGCCGGAAAAGAAGAATTTTAAATTGGTCACCCTTCCAGGCACCGTGTAGTAGCCGTTGTAGAACGAGTTTACGTAGCCATTTGCCGCCGCGAAGTTGAACGCTGAGCTTTTCGAATGATAGGCGGCAGACTGTCCGCCACCTACGCTGAACAGCGCGTCGACAAAGACGGGTAGACTTCCCGCAATGATGTGCGATGCGGTTAAATACATCGAAGGCGTGCTGGCATTCCCAGCCGCTGATACACTTGTGCCGACATTGATCAGGTTGCCAAAGTTATAGTCCGTGGCTCCGAACGGGTAGGTGGCGCCGTTATTCAAGCTCACGCGGGCCGCGAATTGCCCCGCGGTTGCCGTCGATGCAAACACGCAGCCGGCGACGCGCACCATACTCACCGTCGCGGGAATGGTAACTGTCACCTCTGCGAGGTTCACGCCGTCGACGACGACTGTTCCGATAGGCGTCCATTTCAGGCCGATGGTTGCGCGGGCGGCCGCGGCGTCCGCATCATCGATGAGGGTGGCGCCGAAGGTTGAAATTCCGAGGTTTGTTCGCGCTATCGCAGGGCTCGCCAGATCCGACAGGTTGTTCGCCTTCAGCACCGCTCCTGATGCGTCAAGCACCGCCGTGGACCAGATGGCGCCGGTATAGATCCGGAGCGTGCCGCTCGTCGTGTTAAAATAGAAGTCGCCCGCTTGAGGTGCGGCACCGTTGGGGTCGGTCGTCGGGTCGGATGCAAGCGGGCCGTAATAGATGCCGCGGAAAGCGTTGTAGTGCGCCAAAGCGCTTGCTGCCGAGCCCGATGCCGCCGTCCTGTCCTGCCCCGTCTGCACGCGATCGTCAGCCGTCGCGATCACGTCGAGCCCCGTTTGAACTCTGTCCTCGGCCGTCTGGATGGCATCGGCTGCAACCTGCGCGCCGACTTCTTCAAAGTTCTCCGGGATCGCCCGCAGCCGCGTCAGATAATCCGACACACGCACGCCGTAGATGCGCGGATCGGTGTGCTTGATCCAGCGCGTGATGACGTAGGGCACATCGATCAGCGTCGGACCCTGCCATGGCATTGCGAGCGTCAGCTCGGTCGCGGACACCACGGTCGCAATGAAGGCAATTTGGCCATCCGCGTTGAGAATGTCATACGGCAAGACGGCGGGGTCCCACGACGTAAATGTGCCGGTGGCGATGGTCGAGCCGTTCGTCAGCGTTATGACGCCGTCGCTGTAGAAGAAATCTAGCGGGTCCATGGGGAGCTTTCTTACAGGCCGAGCGACGGGCCAGGGTGAAGGGCGATGCCGCGGTTCTTCAGGACGGCGAGAACGGTGGCGTGCGCTGAGGCGGCGCGAATGGCGGCCTTGGCCTCGACACGATCGAGTTCGATGTCGATTGTTGCATTTGCAGCTGCGATGACACGGCGCGCCTGATCTTCGTCTGAGATGCCGTTGATGCCAGCCTCGGCGCTGATCAACCGGGAGTGGACGCCACGCGCAACCTGCAAAGCCTCGGCTAGCTTCAGCGCATCCATCCCCGGCGCCGGGCGCGCCAGCTTTTCGGCCGCCAATCCATCGACTGCGTCCAGCGCAATCCGTTTCAGATCGTCAAGCCCCGGTGCGAGGAAAATCATGCTTCGACACTCACTCTCAGGATGGCATCGCGCGCCGGGAACGCGTCGATTTGGAATTCGTAGACGCCGGGTAACGCGAAACTGAACTGCAACGGCCCGCCGGTTGCCTCGAGCCTGTGCGCGATTGGTCCGGCGATGCCAATTCCGGCGCCGCGCGGCACGCCGGACAGCGTCACGGGCTCGCCGGTTGTCGTCGTCGTCTTGTCGAGGGCAATGCCGGAATCGGGCCGCGGCCTGATCGCCCCACCGTCGACATAGAAAACGTTCCCGTCTATGCCGAGACGCAAGCCGCCCTGGCCGTGCGGCGCGAGCTGCGCGATATACGCATCCTCGTTGCCGTGGATTTCGTGCGCGCCGGTAATCCGGCCCGTCGCCAGTTCGTAAGTGACGATCATCCGACCACCCATATTTTGAGGGTCCCGCTATAGGACCCAGAAGCCTGCGAACAGAGGCGGTAGCGCACATGCACCGTGTTCGCCTCGAGCTTGATGTAATCGTTGACCGCCGACCAATTGCCCGACGAGCCGACCTCCACCGCGTACATGTACGCGCTCGGATAAAGCGGACCGCCAGAGTTTCGATCGACCGCGCCGATCACGAGGGGAATGCTGGAATATGACCGGCTGTATGCGATCGTCCCTGTGACCTCGGTCGCACCGACACTCACCGGCACGGTCAGAAGTTCGGCAAAGGCACCCGGCCAGCGGGTCGTGAACAAGACGCCGGGATCGAGATCAGCGGCGATATGCGCCGCCCCCGTTTGCACACGAAACGGATCGTCGGCGCGAGCAAACTCGATGAACATGCTAGCCCCGATTTGGTTTGCGATAGATGATGTATGCGAAAGCGTTGACCTGCGGCGCGCCCTCTCCGGCTCGGGCGAAGCCCTGGACGCTGATATTGTTGCTGTCGAGGCTCATTGAGCTGCAAACGAAGGTTTCGACCATCTGCGGAAGCCCTGGCCATGCCTGGATATCGGACACGATGCACGACGGATAATGGGCGTATCCGCCGACGTTCCGGGCATATCCAATGAGTTCCGGCGCGCGGTCGAAGGGACCGATCGATGCCGACCCGGAAGCGCCGCCGGTTTCGCTGTTGATCGAAAGCGTGAATATGCCGGTTTGTAAAAGCTGGCCGGTGCGTTGCCCGATCGACAGAACAAGGTCTTTTTCGCCGGCCGTCTCCGCATCAACTCCCGACAGGCCGACCTTGATCGTGCCCGTGCTGATGTAGATCGACATCAGGTAATCCCAAGGTTGAGGACGGTGTAGCGAAAGCTCGCGCCGGTGATGCCGTCCGCAATCATTCGAACGTTCACCTCAATGCGGAATGTCGTGGCGCTCTGAATGATGCGCCAACGGCTCAGGTTCTCGACCGTCGTGGGGCTGATCGCGGGCGATAGGAAGCGCGCGATTTCATGCGGGTTGAAGCCGCCGCTGCTCATGGCCCGATTGAAGATCACCAGCGGGATTGACCCGCCACCGATCGCCGGGTGCGAGACGGTCACTCCTTGCGTGCAGGTTCCGGCCTGAACGACGTTCGCCATTCGCCCGGCCTTCGTATTGAGGGCGAAATTCGCATAGTGCGAAGCGTTGTCGGGGTCCAACGCGCTCACGTCGAACCCCGGCTTGCTGGCATAGATGCCCGTACCCGTGGTGAGCGGGTGCGCGCCTATCTGGACTCTGGTTACCATTGCTCAGTCCGCAATCGTCATGGTGTTGTTGTTGAGGTCCATGACCATCTTGCCGTTCGCGCTGGAAATCCGACCGGCAGTAAGGGTGCCGAACACTTTGGCGCTCAGAGTGGTCAGATTAAGCGTGTTGATCTGGTTTGCTGTGATTGAACCGTCTGCAATCAGGTCGCCTCGGATACTCACTCCGGCGACGCCGTTGTGAGTCGTGATGCTGAAAGGAGCCTCTTCTCCGAACCCGCTGCCCGGCTGCCCGACCAAGAACTTATCGACGGCGACCTTGAGTTCGGTTCTTGGCGGCCCGTCTGGGCCGTCGACGCCGACGAGCTGGAACCCTCCCAAGAACCCGTTTGAGGAGTTGATTTGGACCGTGTACGCGCCGATCACCTGACCGGTCACATCCGCGACCGCCGTGAAGCGATTGCCAACCGTGATTCCGTTGTTGTCGAATTCGGCCGTAACGTCGGTGCCGAAGATGGCAAGCGCCCTGTTCGCCGTGACTTCGACCTTCGCGACCTCAATGATAGCCGCCCGCCCCCGCTCGTCGGCCTCCTCGGCAATCACCCGGCCTTCAGTCGCGAGCTCCGCAGTCATTTGGGCTAGATCGAGTGCGTCGAGGCGGCGACTCAAATCCGGAATCATATCATCCGGCTTGATCTTCATAATGAAGAACTCGTTATCGAGCACCAGCGGCGGCGCCACCACGTCGACGATCGAGAATGCGCCAACCACGTTCGCGGAGGTGATGCCGCACACGCGCAGTTTGACAATCGCGGCGCCGCCGACGATGGCCTCAAAGGTCGTGCCGTCGCCTTCATAGGCGCGCACGTATGTCTCCCCGAGATCGTAGGAGACATCGGCCCGATAGGTGACGGCGCCCTTCGCCGGTTGCCAGCCCGCTTGCATGATGTGGTTCATGCCGCGCTGATAGATCTGCGCGGCCAGCGTCGTGATGACCGGAATCGCGCCGGAAAACACGTCGGGAATGGTCGGCAGCGGCGTCACGCCGGTTTCCGTCACCGCATAAACGGTCGGGTCGTCGACCACGCCCGAGAGCGTGATGTGCTCCCCGTCTTGGTCCGGCGTGCCCTCGGTGATGAGAACCCGGAAGGTCCGCGGCTCCGATGGCGAGAAAGCGGCCGTGGGGCGGTCGGCGAGGTCGGAACGGGCGATTGCGTCAGCAAGGCTCATTCCCTGCCGTGTGGTCTCCGTGGCCATGTCTGTGGCGTTTACGATAGCGACGCGGTCGGACGTGCCGCGGGTAACCCGAACCGGTCCCCAGGGCTGCCCATCCGGTCGGCGGATCTCGATGTAGTGGTTGAGCGCGCCGCTGTCCCATTCAAGGTCATGGCTGAAGGTGATCTGCCGGGTGGCGTCGTTATAGGCCGCAACCTCCGCCGACTGGCCCCAGGTTTCCGGCTCCTCGCACGACAGCACGACCAGATCGCCGCGCTTGAGCAATCGGCCCTCGGCGCGCGCCGTCCACGAAACGCCAATGCGGCGATACTGGCTTTCGGCCGCCATGAAGCGGGCGAGCCCTGCGGCCTGGGCTCGCTTGGTCACGCCGACGAGTTGAACCCGGCTCGGCTTCAGGAGCGTCACGCCGTCCGGTGCCGACGTGACTTCCGCCAGCTTGTGCGTCGTCGAGTCGATGTACTCGCCAATGATGCCGTCGGCGAGGTCGTCATTGGCGAGCGTGTAGTCGATCGTAAGCGAATCCCGCACGATGTCGTAATCGGTGAACATCATGCGCGGGATGCCGCGCGGCTCGTCACGGACGACGGTGAGGCGGTCGCCAACCGGCGCCGGCATAGCGCGCCCGGCCTTCAGGATCGTCTCGACCGCGTCGTCGAGGGTTTGCGGCTCCTTGAAGACGTGATCGAAGGTGTGACCCGCTGCCGCCCATGCCACGTCGTAGGCATAGAACGATTGAAAATCGACCTGCGTCAGCGACAGGCCGGCGCCGTAGTCCGAGTTGCGCCAGACGTCGAGCGCCGCCCAAGCGATCGAGCGCGAGGGCGCGTCGACGAACCCGGTTCCGTTCCATGTCGGAATGATCCGGGTCGCGATGACGCCGACCTGGCCATTGGTGATGCCCTGCAGCGCCGAGTTGGCGGCCGCGCGAATGGCGATGCAGGTCGTGCGCGGAAACGACCGCGGGCCGTCGATATGAGCGCGCAAAGCGGACCACACGACGTCGTCGGTGCCCTGAACCTTGCCGCCGAAAAGATCCGTGCCGGTGATCGAGGCATTGCCTCTTTTGGCGCGGATTTCGTAGCGCGCGGGCGGAACCTCGATGTGCTCGGTCACGCGGATCTGCGACTGCTTGGCGAAACTATAGGTCTTCGTAAAGATGACATTCCAGCCGCTCGTCGGCGCGCCGGCATCGTTCACCGTGCGCGCCTCGACCACGATCACGGTCGGCGTCGGCAGAACCCGGTCCTTGTAGGTGACGAACGCGCCGGACGGCCAGACGAGATCGACGAGGATCTCCTTGGCGAGCGTCGTGGCGGCGTTGGCCGTAAAGCCGGCCGTCGGCGTGGTGGAAAGTTCGAGCCCCGAGACCTCGGATGCCGTGACGACGTTGACCGGAAACAGCGTGACATTGCTGCCGGGATTGACGAACTGCAGCTTGATGCCGGGGAAGGACGGGTTATAGCCGCCGGCCTTGGTCCAGATGGTCGTATCCGACAGCCGGACTTCCTCGATGTCGTACTTGCCGCAGCCGAGGCAGAGCAGCGCGTATTCCGTCATCTTGTCGCCGCTGAACTCCGAATAGCGCGGAGCGGCGAAATCGGGGAACGACAGCGTACGGCCGTAGCCGACCGGGATCGGCTGCAAGGGGCGCGCCTGGTTGCCGCCGAAGCCGAAGCTGTAAAGCTCTTCCTTGGCGTCGGTCTTGCCGCCCGCCTTCGGCTTGAGAAAGTGCGATATTGCCATCGCGCCACCGGCGATAAGCAGGGACGAGCCGATGCTCGCCGCCGCACCGGTCAGGCCGATGGCGCCCATGGCCCATGGGGCGATAGCGGTAAGTGCCACCATGGCGACGATAGCGCCGATGGATTTGGCCGCCGACCCGCCGCCAGCACCGCCCATTGCGCCGCCGAGCGGCCGCGACAGAAACTCGACGTTGTCGTTGGCGGACAGCCGCATGGTTTCCCATTCGGCGCGGCTGAGATAGAGGCCGTTGACCTTGCAGACGGTCGGCAGGTCGAAGCTCCACCCGGCCTGCTCGACGACGCAGGCAATCGTCGGCCGACGGCCCTTCGCCTTGAACTCGGCGATCGGCAGCACAAGCCCGCTCTCGACCACGCGCGGGTCGTCGCGCTCCGGGTCGAAGACCAAGAGGTTGTGCTTGACGGCGAGTTTCATATCAGACCTTGCGACGGAAAAAGCGGAGGAAATTGAACCCGATGGCCCGGAGCGCCGGGATGTCGTCGACGACCACGCCAGCGGCCTTGTCGGTGTGGATCACCGCCGCGGTCGTGACCGGGACGATATAGGTGCCGAGGTGGAAGTCGTGCTTGCGAACGTTGCCCATCAGCACGAGATCGAACTCGCGCGCGTCGGCTTCCTCTATCTCTTCCCATGCGTCGCGCTCGGGATGCGACAGCATCGCCTCGGCGGCGGCGCGGGTGGTCGGTTCGGCGAACGCGATTGCGGGCATGTCGATTTGCGCAAGGTGCCGCTGGATATGGGCGGCGAGGCCGTAGCAGTCGAAGGCCTCGGGACCGCGCGCGCCGATTTCATAGGGGCGACCGATGAGAGATTCGAGAAAGGCGTTCTTGTCAGTCACGTCGACTCCCCAACAAGCTTGATGCTGGGCCATTCGCTCAATCTTATAGTGATGGTTCCGCCAGCAACCGGACTGTTGGCGGAAACAGAAGCGAGCCGAGAGTTGCTGATCATGTGCTCGATGCCGCGCTCCCCAACACGGTAGGGCCTCCCCTTAATGTAGCCGCCGCGGTGGTATGCGGGCGCGGCTGTCGTCAGCGCAACAGCAGCAACAGGAGCGGCGGCAAGAAAACCGAAGAGTTTGCGGCGTGACAGCATTAATTTTCTCCTATGAAACCGCCAACAGCGAGGGAAACCGTTCCATATCGTAGATTTCGCGCAGCACCCGCATGTTCTGAGGCTTGGCGATGGCGAGCGAGCCCTCGAGTTGCCGGCCGGTGCGTTTGATGTTGCGCAGCACGAGCGTGTAAGGCCCCTGCCCGACCGTGGTCGGGTCGCTCGCCAGGTAGCCGCGGAAGATTGCCGTTATCGGCGTATTGATCTTCACGGCGTCGACCAGAAACCGCGACGCCTCCCGATTGATGTTGTCGAGCCGAATGGTGCACTCGGCGCCGATCTGGCCAATGCGCGGATAATCGATTTCGAACGGGATCGCCTTGAACGGGACGGTCGTGCCGCCACCGACAGGCGCCCCCACCTCAAGCGTGAAGTTCACGTCGACCGTGTTGCGCACGGCGCGGATCGGCGCGGGAACGCCGCCCTCGACAAAGGTCGGGTGAATCAGCTCGATCGTGACGAGCATCACCTCGTCCTTTGGTGCCGAGGCGGCGGCTTCAGCCCAGGCTTGCGTAACGGAAATCGGCATCAGAGATCCCAAACGTCGAGAGAAAATGAAACGTGGATTTTCGCGCCGCCGCGCCGGGCCGAGTACTTGCCACCGTTGCGGAGCCGGACGCGGCGGTCTGCGCAGCCCGTCAAGTCCCAAACAGGCATCGTAAAATCGGCGGCACCGTGTGAGAGTGTGTCTCGCACGAACGCCTTGAATGTGGCGAACTGCGTTGTCGTCAGACGCAAGGTCATGTCGACAACGCCGATCACGTCCGTGAATTGACGCCGCGACCGAACGTTGCCGGCGTTCATCTCGCTTTCAAGATTGCCGCGGTGGGACTCTGATATCGACGAACTTGTCGGGTCGTGGGGAACCGCCGCCGGCCAGATGGGAAGTGCCACTATTTACCTCCCATCGGACTCACGCCAAAGCGCTGCTTGAGAACCTTGTCGAGCCCGCCGTTTGCGACAGCCCCGGCAACTGCGTTCTCAATCTGGATCATTGTCGTGGGGCCGCGCGGGCCGTTCGTTTGCCGTGTGGACACTTTCGCGCCGTGGTTCTGAATGATGATCTGCGGCGCGCCCCCGCCTCCCCGCCCATGCGGGATGATCCGGCCCGGTGATGTCGGAACGAACGTCTCGCGGCCCGACTCGCCGACTGTGTAGGGCTGACCAGCTTTCACCGGGCCGCCGGACGCCTTGCCGGGAGAGAACAGGCTACCAATGAGGCCGCCGAGCGCGCCGCCGCCCGGCGTCGAACTGAACAGACTGTTGAAGATCGAGTCGATGCCCTTCGACGCCAGGCTCTTGAGAAGCTTTTGCATCACGTCGTCGAGCTTTTCGCCCTCAAGGATAGCGTCCGTAAACGCGCCCGAGAGCATCGACCCGACTTCGCTCATGGCGTCGGCAACAGCCTCTTGTGCGTCGCGTGCCTTCTCGATCGCGTCCGTCGCCTCGCCGTACTTCGTCGCCATAGCGTCGATGTCGGCCAGGATCTGCGGCGTTACGGCGACGTTCGCCTTCTTCGCGGCCTCGAGCAGTCGGAATGCAGCTTCGGCCTTCGCAGTGTCGCCAGCCGACTTTCCGACCGTCTCGCGTTCGGCCTCAAGCGCCCGGGTGCGCTTGCCGATGGTCTCGATTTCGCGCTCGTATTCGTCGATTTTCTCGCGGGATGATTTGGCCTTGCTCCCGCCGCCCCCGCCAAGCACCGGGTAATCGGCGGTGGATACAGATCTTGGTGTAGGAACGGCCGGGCCGTAAACGTCCGGCGCGTATTTACTGCCCGGAGCCGCAAGGAAGCCCTTCATGCTGCCGGCAGAGGACGGCGTACCGAAGACCTTGTCGAAATTGTTTAGATCTTTGACGCCGTTCATCCCGGTGAGGCCGGTGGCGTTAAATCCGTTGTAAATCTTGTCCCATACCGAACTGTTGCCGATTTCCGTCATCTTCGCCTGAAGGCTGTTCAATGCCTGCATAGCGGCGGGGACGCGGTCTGCAATCCCACCAATAGCAACAGCAACGCCATCGAAGCTCTGGCCCGCTCTCACGGACATCCCCGACGCCTCATCTAGTTTGCCGATAAGGTTGACCAGCGCGTCGCGGGCCTTGCCATAACCCTGCGCCATGGTCAGGTTGGCGGTTCTTGCTGCCGCTTCAATCAGGGGCATGCCGGCCAAAAATGCCTTGAAGAACGCTTCGTTTGAGATTTTCCCATCAATGACGAGTTGTTTTAATTTAGATACTGAACCGCCCGCCTCAACGAGTCCCGCGGCAACAGCCTTCAAAATCGGTCGGGCGCCTTCATTGATGGAGTTAAACTCCTCAGTCATGACACGGGAGCTTCCGAGCGCCTGCGAAAGCTGCATGAGCGCGCCGGACGCTTTGGTTGCATCCGTACCCTGGACACGGAGCGCCATGCCGACGCCCTCAGTAAACCGCATCATTTCGCTGCTCGTCGCGCCAAGCTCCCTTTGCGTCTGCGCCACGCGGCCATACAGGGTTGCCATAGCCTCTAGCGGCGCGCCCTGCCGTTGCGAGATGGCGTAAATTGCATCATAGGTCGTCTTGAGCTTATCTCCTTCAAGACCAGCAACCTTCAGCGCGTTCTGAACGCGGGTGTAGCTGTCGGCCAGTTGCGCGACCTCGCGCACCCCGAGGCCAGCAAACGCGGCAGCAAGGCCCGCCTTAAGCCGTGCAGCACCTCCGCCCATGATACCCTCGAGGCGCTTCATGGAGGTGGAGGCGCTTCGCTCGACGTTCTTCATGGCGCGATCCATCACCTGATGGGTCTTTGCCATTTCCTTCTCGTATTTTTTGATGTTAGCCTCTAGGACAACAGTCAGTCGTTCGATGTCTGTGGCCATCTAAAGGGGTTCCGTCATGGCTAAAGGGTTGTTGCGTTTCTTCGGTGTGATCAGCGTATTGTGCGGGTTCATCGCGATCGGCTTCAGCTTTGTCGCCGGCTCAGGTATTTTCGCGCTGCTGCCATGGGGTGTTGCCATGCTATTGGCTGGGGCGCCGCTGCTCGGGTTCGCATACGGCCTCGAATTGCTCGAGGACATTGCGAAGAACACGGCGCCCCGCACCTAGCTCGTCGTATCGGGGAACGCGTCGTAGGCCTCGCTCGCCGCGGCAAAGTCCGCGTCTGACATTTCCTTGCCCTCAGTGCCACCGTGAGCAGCTTTCCAGCCGTCAGTGCAGGCGAAGAACTGCCAAAGCGACATTGCGTCGACGACGGGCGGCGCGATTCCCATTACGGCCCCGTGGCCGTAGATGGCAGCGAACTCGAGGAAGTCGCGTCCGTCGCTGCGTCGGGCGCTTCCTCTTTTCCCGGCTGTGTCTCTTGCTCGGTGCCGTGGAGAGCCGCGCCAAGCACCAACATGGCGGGGGCTTGCGCCTCAATCATGGGGCGCTCGTCGACATAGCGACGGACCAACCCGATCGCTTCCGCCGGCTTCATGCCGCCGCCGATAAGGCCGATGCGCAGAACCTCCCGCGCATCGTCCACCATCCATGACCCGTCCATGAGACGATGAAAGAGCCGCATCGGCCCGACGCCGGTTTTCTCCTGCAGCTCCCGCAGGCCGCCTATGGCAAGGCGAAACGCGTGCTCGCCGTCGCCAAAGTCGAATGAGATCGAAGCGTCACGCGACATTAGGCAGCCGCTACGTTGGTTGCGGAAATCGCGCCGTCGCCTTCGACGGTCACCTCAACCTGCCACTTCTCGCCGCGCGCTGCGGTGATCGTGTGGCGGATGTGGGCCCGGCCGGCATATCGCTTGTTCGGGGTGCCAACGCCAACGCCGGCACCGGCAAGATCAAAGCGGACGTTGGTCGGCGCCGATTGCAGCGTCTCGGCCTCCAGAAGCGGGAGAGCCTCCTTGGCGAGAACACCGGAAAAGCTCATCGACCACGACAGAGCAACCACGTCACGCTCAGTCCATGCCGCTGCGTCAGGGTCGTCACAGTCGGGAACGGTCGTGTCGTTCGATTCCTTCTCGATCGCCAGCGAGGCTTCGGTAAAGCCGCAGATCTTCGTGAAGACTTCGGTCTCGGCGCCGTCGCCGATGTAGAATGCACCCGCGCCAAAGCGGAGAGTCGTCGGAGCTGCCATGTTGGCCGCCCTCCTTTGCTAAACCGGGTCGATGAGAGCCCGGAAGGTTAAAACGCCGTGCGACGTGATGCCGTCCGGGTCGTCGAGAGTTCTTGTGTCTTGGTGGACGTGTTCGACGCAGCGGAATCCCGACAGCGTTGGAAGCCACTCGTGCAGCGCCGTGCGGCACGCCGCAGCAATCTGCCGGGCTTCAACCTGGCCAACGGCGCGGGACCAAACATGGAGCGTCACGTAGACTTCGGTCGCGTCGAGGCAGTCGGCGCCATCGCTGATGGTCTGAATGTCGCCGATCTGAAGGTAGGGAAAGATCACGTTATCCGGCGGGCGGTCATAGACACGGCTCGCGACCGCAGCGACTTGGGAGCGAAGGCGCGTGTTGTATGCGCCCTGCAGCGGCAAGGATGGATCGCTCATGTGCCGGCCGCCTGTCTGATGGATTTCGTTGTGGCGCGGGAGATCCGCGACTTGACGCGCTTTCTCAGCGACCGGTAGCCGGGGTAGAAGAAGGGTTGCGCGGCGACGGCCGGGATGGTCGCGCCGACGAACTTTCCACCCGCCGTGTGCTGCGACGTGCCGAACTCGACGAACATCGCGTAGTAGGCTTTCGAGTCTCCGGCGTGGATTGTAACGGAGAGGTCCGGATCGCCGGCCCCAGCGTTGCCCATGATCCCGCGAACGTTGGCGTTCTGCACACGGTAGTTGCCGAAGGTGTAGCCGATGCTATTCGCCAGGTCGCCCGAGTCGCGGGGTGCGAGCCGCTTTTGCATCGCTGTGATTTCCTCGGCTCCCTGCCGGAGCGCCGTGTGGATCGCCTGTCGCGGCGCTCCCTGGATTCTCGCCAGTTTCGCCGTCAGCCGTTCGCGGCCCATTACTTTTGTCATAGGTCGCAGCCTTTGCCTTCACGGCTGCCGTCGCATGCGGCGTGGTGATGAGTATGCTCCGTTGCCCTGCCCGGTTAGCGAGAACGACGCCCGGCGAAACCCGGAAGTCGAAGTCGCGGGAGAAGGTTACGCGGGGCATCAGGTGGCGACTCCCTCTTCAAGCAGCATTTCCAGCCCGGAGTTGTCCATTGTCGGGACAATCGACCGGATCTGGTACGTCTTGCCGCTGTATGGTCCGGCGGTGAACACCGCGCGGTCGGCTGCAGTGATGGTTGCGGCAAGGGTCGATCGGCGCACCATTAGCGCGCCCATCATTGTGCTCTCCAGCCGTCCGGCCTCCACTTGTTCGCGGCCGAACCGCGGTCGGAAGGAGGCCCAAACGGTCGTTATGGCCGTCCATGTGGCCGGCAGGGTGTTTCCGTATCCGTCGTCGGCGCCGGGGATCTGGCGTTCGAAGCGGACTCGGTTGTTGAGGGTGCCGGCGGCCATGTCAGACCCCGCCCGCGTGGCGCATGCGAAACGGCCCGAGCAGCGCGTCAACGCCCATTGGCATCTCAACCGGCCGCTTGTCGGTCACGCTCTCGCGATTCTGGTAAAGGTGCCCGACAATCAGCTTGATTGCGTGCTTGACCGGTGGCGGTACGCTCGCGGCGTCCGCATAGCCGCACTGGAATTGAATGGTTACTGCGTCCGGCACCGCGCGCACTGAAGGCCACGTGAGGGCGTAAGCGGGCGCCACGATGCTAGGAGACTTGCCGCGGTCGTAAACAGCATATTGGTCCGCCGCGAGCGTCGTCAGCACGCCATCGGTCGAAACGTATTTGATGGAGTCGACGCTGATCAGCGGAAGCAGGGGGATGGTAATCTGCTCCCCAAACCCCGCGCGCACCATCTCCCAAGTCTGCGGCATGAGCGCCCGGCCAAGCCACCCGGCGTCCATCCACCCGACCGCCGTTTCAATGAGCGCCGAAATCAGGTCGTCTTCGTCGGCATGGTCAACACGCAAATGTGCCTTCGCCTCGACCAGCGTTACAGGTTGCGCCGTTGGCGCTGTGACGAGGCGAAGGTTCATGTGTCAGTCCTTAAGCAACGGGCTTCTGTGCGGCGTGCGACTTGACGATCACGGCCCCAGCGGCAATCGACGTGCCGCTGTTGAGCGTAATCACGGATCGCACATAGCGCTTGCCACCGATGTAACCCTGTTTATAGGCCGTGCTGGCCTCCAGAACGGCCGGAAGAGTGCCGATGAGGTTGGCGGCGGCAACGTCAGCGAAACCGCTGCCCGAGGCGTCGCTTTCCTGCAACTTCGCGGTGAAGTTGCCAGCGCCGGCAATCACGCCGGTGTTGATGACAAGAGTCGCAGCGTCGAAGTCCCGGAGGTCGACGGCAGCCGAGGTGTTCGTGGCGGTGAGAACGGCGGGGGCTACAATGAGCGCCACGCCAATGTCGGAAGCGTTATCGCGCATCCTGATTCCTTTCAAAAGGTGAGAAAGGACGCCCCGAAGGGCGCCCCAGGGTTGCGATTACGCCGAGAACTTCAGGAATTTCACGGCTTCGAAGTTGAGAGCCGCGCCGCCCGTGCGCTTCGTGCTGTAGAACCCGACATACGGCTTGTCGGTCAGAGCATCACGCACGACACGAATGCCCTGGCGATCAACGATCTGATAGGCTTCCGCGAAGTCGCCGAATGCGATGGAGAGCGAGTCAGCCCCCATAGCTGGCATGTCTTCGGCCTCAACGATTGCGAAGCCGAGAACGGTCCCGCCCGAGAGAGCCTGAAGGCTCGGCTGCCAGAGGTAGTTGCCCTGCCCGTCCTTAAGCTTGCGGATAGCGCCGATCGTCGAACGGGCCGTCATGAACTTCGCGCCCTGGCGATAAGCGGCCTTGACCCGATAAACGAGGTCAATCAGCTTGTCGGTGCCCGCCGTAGCCGCACCGAATCCGCCCGAGGTGCCAGTGGCGACGTGTTCAAACGTGCCCCATGCGCGGGTGTCATCTGCCGTGGCGGCCGTGGAGTAGGTGAGCAGTCCGCGGGGCTTGCCGGCGCCGTCGCCGTTGAGGTAGGCGGCGTTCTCGGTGCGGGTGTACTTGTCCGCAACCTTGTTGGCCAGCCAACCCTCGATATCGAAGGACGAGTCGTCGAGGAGCTTCTGCGTTGCCTTCGGGAAAGCAAAGATCTCGTGAACCGGGATCTCCCACTTGCCGAGTTGCGGGGTGCCGGTGTTCGGACGCGAGGAGGTCTCACCAACCCAACCGCCGAGCACGCCCTCGCCGAGGTCGTTGATGCCCTCGAGCCGGTCAGTGCCGATCACGACAACCGAGGCGACCTGGCGCATCGGCGAGGTTTCATAGACCTTCTTGACGATGCGGCCCGACGTGTCAGGCGTGACGGTGTAACCGCCGTCCGGGTCGGAGCCGACCAGCATGGTTTTGCGGTCGAGATTGGCGGCCTCGCCTTTGCGCATGTATTCGTTGAGGCCGGCCTTATAGGCGCGAAGCGCTTCGACATCGACTTCGATGCCACGCTCGGCCGCAAACTGCGCGGCTTCCTTGACTTCGTTGTCGTTGGCAGCGGAGCCACCAGCAAGAGCAAAGCGATTCAGCTTGGTTTCAAGCTCATCGGCGCGCTTCTTGAGGGCGTCCTGCGCATCGTCGAGCGCCTTGTTGATCTTCTCGACCTTCTCAGCAGTCACCACGTCGGCAGCGCCGAGCTTCTTGATTTCCGCCTGTGCGTTGTCATTCGCAGCCTTGAAGGCTTCGAAGGTCTTGGCCTGTTCGTCGAGTAGAGCTTTGATTTCCGGGTCCATGGGGACTCCTTTCGGAAAGTGTTAGGAGGATGGGCGAAGTGAGCGAAACCGCTCGGTGAGTTCCGCCACGTCCGCGTCCCGCGGGTCCGGTGCGTTCTTAAATCCGCCGCTGGAAATTGCCGTTGCGGCGGCTCGGGAGAAACCTGCATCCCGCAGGAACTCCTCAAATTCTCGGATGGTCTTGATCTCGTCGGCGCTCTTGACGCTCGTCACGCGCGCCTTGCCGTTTGCCGGCATGGTCACAAGCGACACTTCGAACAAATCGACCTTCTTCAGCGTGCGGCGGGGCTCTTCTGGCCGGGTGCGCAGCGAAAACTCTTTAGGGAGGAACCCGATCGACAGGCCGTCATAGGCCGGGCGCGGCGTCATCTTCAGAAGCTTGTACGCCTCTATGCCGCGGGGCGTGTCAGCGAGCTTGCCCTCGACAAACAGGCCGGTTTCGTCTTCCCGCATCTCGGTCCAAACGCCGATTGGCGTATTATCGCCACCTAGGAACCCGCCGTGCTGCGATAGCATCGCCGGCATGCGGTTTGCCTTGCGTGCGGCGGCAAGGGTGTCGGCAAAGGCGCCCTTGGCGATCACATCGCCGTAGCTGTCGATATTGCCGAACACCGCGCCGTAACCGGAGAACGTCATGTCGCCCTCGGCGGCGATCTTTACCTCGGCGAGCCCGTAGCTGAGTCGTTCGATCGTCATTCTTTTTCGTCCTCGGCGGGTGTGAGTGTTGGTTTCGCCGGCTGTGCTACGGGCTTCGGCAGCTTTGCCGCGTCGCCGCCCATCGGGTTGAGGTTTTCCTTGGCGCGCACTTCGTCTTGCGTCATCCAGGCAGGCGAACCGCCCGAGCCCAACGCCTTCGCGTAGCCCTCATAGCGGTCCTTGAAGGCGCCGCGCTGCAGCCCGTCGAGGTCAAACTCGGCAAAAACCGTCCCGTCTCCGCCGATCAAATCGACGTTGATGGCGCTCTCGATGCGCTCGCACCAGGGGTGAATCGTGTGTTTGATATGCGCGTCGAAGAAAGCCTCGGCGCTGGCGAAGGTTGCCGTCTTGTCGCTGTGTCCGACCATCATGGGGAACACTTTGAAGTGGCGGCAAACCTCCTCAATCTGAAATTTGCGGGTCTCGAGGTGCTGCGCGTCGACGCCCGTCATCGTAAGAGGGGTTGCGGTCGCGCCGCCGTCGAGAACGAACGGCTTGTGAGCAGCCGCGCCGCTCACGTGCGACTCGATCCAGCCGATAAGGGACTTGTACCCCGCCTCGTCGAGTTTTTCGTTGATCGAGTAGAGCATGCTCGGCTTGGCGCCATTGCGGTGCAGGAGCGCCTGCGATTCCTCCGTCGCGACAGCGAGGCCGATAGCCTCCCGCGCCCGCTTCGTGGCGTCCATGCCGGACCAAGTGTTCCACGAGGGCCCGCGGATGTGCCAAATGGCCTCCTGCGGGAAGATTTGCTCGGTGCCGTCCACTTCTGACCGAACGCGATAGCGAATGGCGAGAGACGAAAGCCGTTCGACGGTTACGTGGCCGGGAAGGAGCGGGATAAGCTCTACGAGTTTGCCGCCGACCACGTTCTTGAAGAAAAATGCGTTACCGGCAAGAGCAACGTGGAAAATCAGTGTTTCGCGGAACCCGAATGACGTTTGCCAGGCGTTCGGCTTGCGCGCCAATACGCTAAACAGAGGATGATCTGCGGCAAGTTCACTCCCGCCGTCCGGTCGTGCACTCCGGATCTCAATTGGAACCTGCGCAATGCCCTCCGCGATCACACGCACGCACGCCAGGACAGTCGAAACGTCCAGCGCGCTATCCCAAGTAACGGTAGTGCCGGATTTGGACTCGCGCGCGTATCCGAGAGAGCGCAAGAGTTCCAAAGTTTCGGCGCCCAGCGCGCTACTCTTGCGCTCTGCGCCAAAAAATCGGGTCCATAGGCTCATCGGTTACACCTTCTCGGGGTCCAGCGTCTGCCAGAACGACTTTTTGCGGGGTGGCGGGGCGTCATTCGCGGCGCCGATAGCCATTGCAAGAGCCACCGCGGCGTCGATACGGACGCTTGCCTTATTCTTGACGAACCAGCGGTTTTCCTGCGCGTCGTGATCAAACGTCGCGCCCATAAGAGCGGTCATCAAAACCGGACTTCTGCGCAGTCGAATCCGCCCGTCGATGATCGCGTTTTCGAACTCAAGCACCGAACCCGGCATCCAGAGGCCTTGCGGGGCCGGTTGCCTTGCCGCTTTCGCAGCCTCAACGCGCGATGGCTCGGGCTTAGCCCGGACCTTGCCGCCCTGTGGGTGCGCTACGTGCTCGACCTCGACGCCGAGGGCGTCCACTTCCGTCTTGAAGCGGTCGTAAACGTAGCGGTCATAGGCGATTGCCTGGATATCGAAGATCCCGGCAATCTGTGCGACACGGGCGGCCACGAAGTCATAACGAATGCGCGGGCCTTCAGGGGCGTTCAACCACCCGTCTCGCACCCACACGTCATACGGCGCGTTATCGGCCTTGGCGCGCGCCAGAAGCGTGTCGCCGGGCGTCCAGGCCTCCACCCATGCGTCGAACGTCGGGAGGTTGACCACTTCCCCATCGGGGCGCGTCAATTCCTTGAAACCGGTGGGCACAACGCACGCAACGGCCGTGATGTCCTTGGCGCTCGAAAGGTCGACGCCGAGAAAGACCGACTTACCCGCGTGTTCGGCCTCCGGTTCGAAGTCCGCCATCACCTTTTCGATGGTGGCGCGCGGCATCCAGGCTTGATCGGCGTCAGTCCAGACGCAGAAGTTCAAGCGCAACACGCCGTTGAGCTTGCCGGGAATATCGCCGGCCTTTTTGACTTCGCCAGCCAGGTATTGCTCGGTCAGGATCGTGCCGAGCATCGGGTTAGCCTTCGGCCAGCACGACGGATCTGTAAGCGGGTCGTCTCCCTCGTCGAGCGCACACACATAGGCGAACGTGCCGTCGTCGACGGGCTCGCCGACATAGCTAAACTCGTCGTCCGGGGTCATTGTCCCGGCCGCGACGCGAATCCCGTGTTGATGCTCTTCCCAACAGACCGAATTGCGGTCGCTGCCCGAGTTCGTGATCATCAGCAAGAGAGGCTGCCGTCGAAACTTGAACCCGGCCTCGAGCATTTCCATGGTCGATCGGTCGGGGTGTTCGTGCACCTCGTCGCAAAGCGCGAAGTGTGGACGCGGGCCGGAGCCTGTCTTGCCGGCTTCTTTCGAGATCGGCCGAAAAAATGACTGCGAAACGTGGTGCGCGAGGTTGTATTCCTTGCCCATGCCGCCGGACGGCTTTACGCGCTTGGACAGTGCCGGCGACTTGCGAACCATCTTCACGGCGTCCGCGAACAGAATGCCCGCTTGCTCCTTCCGGGCGCCCGCCGCGTAAATCTGCGCGCCGGCCTCGTCGTCGGCCGTCAGTCCGTAAAGCCCAACGCCGCCGGCGAAAGGCGACTTCCCGTTACCCTTGCCCTCTTCGATGTAGACGCGACGAAAGCGGCGAGTGTCATCACCGCGCTTCCAGCCGAAGATTGAGCCGAGTTTGAACGCCTGGCTCGGGTGGAGCTTGAAGGGGATGCCCTCAAACTGTCCTTCGCTGAGCTTCAGGCCGCTTTCGAAAAACCGGAAGACGTGCGCGGCTGCGTCTTCATCGAACCATAGACCGCGCTCGGCGCCGTTCTCAAGGTCCGCGAAGTGCCGCCGGCACGCATTCCGAACGTGAGGACCAGCAACAATGCGACCCTCAATAACATCCCGCGCATATGCTGAAACCCTATCTTGTGCCGGCGTCTTAGTGCCTGGCGAACAACGCCTCGTCGGGGTCTTCTTCGCCGTCATCTGGCACCGTGATCTTGCTGGCGTCGGCCGGCGTCGCTCCCATTTGGCCGAGGCACTGACGCAAGAGGTTCATCGCTTGGATTCCGACATCCTCCCCGGCCATCATGCGGCCGCGGATGTTGCTCGCCATCTCGACGAGGGCGCGATGCGATTGGTTGAGCCAGGGAAGCTCGGTTTGGAACAACGCCCACGCAACGCGGGCTTTGTTCTTCTCATGATCCTTGAGCCAAGCGGGAGGCGCGCCCAGCGCGCCGTCAACCTTCGGCTCTTTTCGGGTCGCAAAGCGGCCCGGATTTATCTTTTCCCGGCCTTCGGTTTTCGCCTTAGCCGAGGGGGTCCTCGGCTTGGCCATGGTTCACCTCAGGGGTCATATTTCGAATTGCAGATGCGTGCAGAATGGGGGGACGGCGGTACGGGCCGCGCCGATCTCCAGAGATCGAAGGGGGGGGTGGGCTACACCGGCCACCCATCAGCACTGAACCGCACCACGTCCTTGCCCATCTCGATGCGCTTCTTCGTGCCGTCATGGCATGGTGCACACAACGATTGAAGGTTGTTCGTATCCCAGAACAGAACCTCATCACCCCTGTGTGGGCGTTCGTGGTCAACGACCGTTGCCACCTCAACGACTTCACGCTCGATGCAGAAGCGACACAGCGGGCTAGCTGTCAGCTGCGCAATGCGCATGCCCTGCCATCGTGCCGTGCCATACCACTTGCGCCATGACCTAGACACGCAGGTTGGGTGCTCGATGCACCGTGCCATCAGCCTCGCCGAAGACGGCCTTTGATACGTCAAGCACGATGCTTGCCACTACCTTGCCCTCTTCGTTCTTTCCGATGCCGAGCACCGTCATGCCCTCGACCTGTTGATTGAGCACATGCAGGGCAAGACCACCATCAGGGCGCCTTACGATCTGCGGTGTGATGCCGGGATAGTGGCTGGCGGCAAGAGCTACTGTCATGCGGGGCACCATGTGGGGACGGCGGGACGGCATGCTTTGCGCAGGCGATCGAGGATGATGGTCAGCATGGGAGCCTCGGACACGTTCCCGTTCGGGAACAACTAAGCGCTTTGGGAGTCGAATGGCCGATATGTTCCCGCTTGGGAACGTTGGCGAAATATGAAAGCGGCGGGGAGCGCAGCAATTGAGGGCGCTCAACCCGCCGCGCACGCCCGGCAGCGGACGGAGAGTAACGCGCCAGGGTGTTGGGGTAATGCAGACTTTCAAATCATCGCTTTGACTCACCAGCGATTCCGAGGGCAACTATCCATGTGCGATGGAACTAACCCAGCGCTAAGGGGGAGCAACTATGTTCGGAACAAAAGACTTACTTGACCTGCTTGATCGCATTCCAGTTTGGAAGCGGCTGGGCGAAGTGCCCGCTCGTGTTGATGCACTCGAAAAGCGATTGGCCAGCCTAGAAGAGAAGTTAGCAAGAGCACCTGGCGAGGCGTGCCCCAAGTGCGGAATCTTGGAAATGAGGCTCGAGACAACCGGCAGACGTCTGGGGGGCGGGGTCATGGAGCATCGCTATGATACTTGGAAGTGCCAAGACTGTGGTCACACAGACGAGCGAAAAATCATGCTCACTCGACCTCCAAGATAGTATCAGCAGCCGAGAGTGTGCAGGCTAGTCGTCCGGCGCCAAATCACGCTGCACGTAACCGCAGCCCGCATAAAGCTGATGCCGGAAGCCGAGATCGTCGCCTGCGGTGGTTCTCAGAATGTCGCCCTCGCGGACAACCTCAATGAGCGCAATCGCCAGCGTCTCGTCGTCTTGGGCACGCACAAGGGCGTCGGTCAGAAGCTCCACGACGCTCGCCGGTGTGCCGAAGGCTTTCACGAGCTTAAGGCGGGGCTTGCGTGCCATGCGGTGCCCCATGTGTTTAGGCGAGTGCCCTTGGACACCCGCACCCCTTGCGGGGTGACTGAACGGGCAAGCCCGCCAGTAAAATGCTTCGTGCAGCCGGTCCCCATACGGTGAACCTTTGGCTATCTGGATTTAATGCTAGGCCACCAGTGCTTGCACGAAAGGGATTGGGGCACTGCGTGCGGCTGGCCGGTTTGAAATCCCGGTGCCCGTTGCGAGACCTACCCCAAACGAAAAAGGCCGCCCGTTGGGGCGACCTAATCTTGTATCTCTCATATATAGGGGTGCTGGAGGCGAACTGAGTATACGCTAGGCCGCCAGATCCTCCCGACGCAGTTCACCGAGTTCGTCCCGGACTGCAATAAGTCCAAGGTGAGCCATTGCGCAGGCCGCGCCTTTTGCCCCCGCGTGGTTGCCGATTCCCATGAGGCGCCCGACCGCTTCGTAGGTCTTCCCGTGCAACACGAGTTCCTCGAACGGCTCCACGATGACACCAAGCCGCCAGCGAAGCCGCGCCAAGAGGCGCTTATCGTCGATCATGTTGTTGACCTTCGCGTCGCCGCTCCATTTCTTCGCCACGGGCGCGGATGGGTGCATGATGGTTTCGCCCGTTCGGCTCGCCTGACGCGGCGGGATGTCGCCGATAGCCTCTGCCGAGAGAGAGCGCCGCACTTTCCCAAAAACGAGCTCGCCCTTGCCGTTGTATGACGTTTCGTGCGCCACGACGAGATAATCGCCTTCCGTTGGCGTCGTGCCGGTTAGCTGCGCATCGCTCGTCGCACTGGCCTCAATCTGCCGATAGCGGATCGCGTACTTCACGAGATCGTGGTTGCCTTCGGCGAAGAGTGCCTTCACTAGCGGCCAGTTCACGTTGTCGTTGTCGGCCTTGCCGTCCCAGGCTTTCCCGATGGACTGGCGGGCGGCAATGCGGGCCTTTTGCTTTTTGATGGCTTTGGCTTCGGCTCTCGCAGCCGGCGCAATCCGCTCGGCGCGTCTCATGCGCAGTTCATCGCGCTTTTGCTTCTCACTTTCAGAAATAACGAACGTCTCGCCGCTTATTGCGGCGTGGGAAGACACGGCACTCATTGGAAGTCTCCACGAAGGGAGTGAATGGACCCGCATGGCGGGCGGTGGGGCTGGCGGCTCCCTCGCGCTCGATGGGCGCGATATCACAAGGTATCAAATCAGGCGGCTACGTCAACAGGTTGGGTGTTGTCATTTGCAGGAATGCGAGCGGCCACAAGAGCCACCGTCAGCTCGGCGGCCTCTTCCGGCGTCGCAGCCTGAATCACGATCACCTCAAACCCGAGTGCCTTGAGCTCCGCGTGCGCCTGCTTTTGGTCGACGCTGATCTCGCCTTGCTTCGTTTTGTACTCGATGAGGAGAAGCCGCGGGCCCGTGATGTAAACCCGCAAGTCCGGCTCGCCTGCGTTCATGCCGGTTGCCGCAGCGAGGCCCCGTTCACGAGGGCTACGCCTTGCGGCGTTCATGTCGCCGGCAATCCGGATCGGCCACCCCTTGTCACGGGCACGCCGCAGGGCGGTAACGGCCGCGCCTTGGTGGCGCCATTCGGGAGTCTTCGGGGCGATGGCGGCTTTCGTAACAACGGGGCGTCGAGTGGTCCGCATGGGGTGGTCCTTTTCGGGGTTGGGAGCTGGGGGAGGAAAATCTCGCGCGCACGAGTCCCCCCTCTTTTTGGGCTTAAAAATTAGGGGGGATACACCCCCTCCTCCCTCAGTTGTTTTTAGATGATTATCTATATATTTCTAAGAGTTACTGGGGGAGGACTGGGGGAGGAAACGACTCTGGATTTTCCGCCCCCAGCTCGTGATTCAGGCGATTTTTTCCTCCCTTTCCTCCCCCAGTTCCTCCCCCAGCTCGGGGGCATTTTTGGGGGTCCAGAGGCGCTTGACCATGCGCCCGTCCTTTGACTTCACGCCCACGTCGACGACCTCGCCGGCCTCGACAAGCTGATCGATCACGCTGTGCATGCGGGTGCGGTCCATGACGCCTTTCAGGCGTCGCGCAACGTCCGCACGGGTCGTGCCCTTGCGCTTGCTGTCGCCAATGATGGCCCGGACGCGCTTGTATTCGGCCTGCCGGTCGTTGTCGGCGACGCGCTCTTCGGCCTGGTCCATGAGCATGAACGCCGAGCGGTGCGCCACATCTGCAGCCCATTGCATCACCTCAACGGTGATGACCGGACGTTCGGGCTCGACGCCCGCCGCAACGATGAGAGCAAGGCGCATGCTATTCTCGGCGACGCGCGCATAGATCGGCTCGAGTTCCCCGGCACCCTCCATGGCCCGGAACATCTGGTCGACGAGGAGGTCGAAGACGCGCTTGGCACCTTCGCCCCACACGGCCCGAATGGGCACGCAGGCGGTCGTGCCGTCCGAGGTCATGCCGTTCAGATTGCCGCCGTTCTTGTGAACGACGAACTTCTGCACCTTCTCGACAAGCTGTTTGGGCGGGGCATCCGTCCGGTTAGGCGCGTCGCGGGGCTCCGGGCGTACCGTGCCGGCGTCCAGCACAATGAACCGGGGCAAGAACCCGTCTGCGATGCTTCCGGATGCCAGAGCCTTCCAGAACGTTTCCGGCGTGGACGTGCCGTATATGCAGACGTTCGGGTTGTGGATTGGCTCGGCGAGGGACTGCGCATAGTCCGCGCCAAGGAAGATGGAGCCGGCCGAACCTGTGAACTTTAGCAGGTCGTCGCCGATTTCCCGCTCGTGGTTCCCGGCGCGGGGATTCGTGATCTTGCGAAGGAAGCCGCCGAACTCGTCGATCATGTAGACCAGCGCCGGGCTCTTCTTGACCCGATTGCGGAGTGCAGACGAGGAAGCAATTTGCTCGCCGCCGAAGAACTTGGCGAGCACGCCGCACGCTGACGCGAGCGCCTTGGTGGCCGCGCGCGGGTGTTCCTTGCCGAAGCCGGATGGCGCGAGCCCCACGACATAGACGTTCGTTCTCAGGCCGGTTGGTCCTTCGTAGCGTCGGCCGGCAAGCGCACCCATGAGCGACAGCGCGGCCCCGAGGTTGAGCGTCGGCGACGGGTTGCGGGCTGTATCGTGGAGCCACTGCGCGATGTCGCCGACGAGGCCGGGCGGGTAGCACAAGCCAGGTGGGAGGCCGGATGCTGTGGGCGTGGGAGCAATGACGGCGGGCAAGGCAAGGGTGGCTATCGTCTCGGGGAATCTGTCAACGATCGCCTGGACACGCTCGGCATGCGCAGACGCCTCGGGCTCGGCCACATGCGCCTCAACCTCCTCCTCGGTCACGACCCGCTCGCCGCGCTTCGCCAGCCCGTTGCGCACCACGGCCGCGAAGTCGATCGAGCCCCACAACGGCGGCTCCACATAGCCGAGCCGGTCCTGCAGCCACCGCAGGGCGTCCGGAGCCTCCACCACAAGCGCCCGCATGACGACGCTAACCGGCGTGAACGTCTCGCCGTTGCCCCAGTCGGTAATCCCCTGTCGCGAAAACGACAGGTTCGGGTTCTCGACGCCGCGCCACTCGGCGACAGCCCGCCACCGCCCGTCCGGCAAGCGCTTTGCCAGCGGCAACCGGAGATCCGGCACCCATGCGTCTAAGTTCTCGCACGCAAGGTTGTTGATCTCGCGCCAGACGCTTCCGCCCTCCTCGATTTCGCCGCGGGAGATAGCGCGGGGCTCGTGGGATTCCGCGCGCAGCCCGAACGGCTCGAGCGCGGCCGCGATGAGTTCCGCCACGTTGTCGGGCAGCTCGGGCAATTGTTCGGGGGGCGTATCCAACAAGGTGTCGGCGGAAAGCCACTCGTAAGGCCGTCCCGTCGTCGGGTGGAGAGTCGGCGGAAGGATCGTCTGCTTGCCGTATGCCAGCAAATCGACAATGCGCTCTTCCTTCCCGTCGACCGTGATGCTGAACGCACGCGGCACGATCGCCTCGGATCCGCGATAGAAAGCCGAGAAGCCCTTCGCGCCGCGCTTCATAACCGGACTGTCCGGCAGGACGGCCAGGACCGCGGCGCGCAGCTCGCCGTCGTCCGTGTCGATGTCGATGACCTTTACGTTCTTGTCGAGCGCGATGCACACGCCCGCGTCCGGCCATTGCTCCCAAATCGGAAGCTCATAATCGGTCGGAAGCCGATCGCAGAACCGCTGCCACTCGGTCGTGCCGAACCATTCCTTGTTGAGATATGCGCCGGGTCTCTTGCTGCCGGGCAACACAGGAATCGCGTGATAGCCGTTGTCGACGAGGCGGGCACCGGCTTGTGCATAGGGGGATGGGGTCATGCGCGCCGCTCCCTGAAATACTCGGCCCAGGTGTAAGCGTGATACGAGTAGCCGGTCCAACTCTCCTTGCGAGCGTACTCCCGTGCCGCTTCGTCAGAGGAGAAATCCATGAACTTCGTATCTGTTACCGTTCGATAGTCGCGATCGACTTCGACAATGACGTGGGATTTCTGCGTCACATTCTTCTCCATCAAAACGGCGCCTTGTGTTCGCGGATCTGCCTGCGGATGCTGTTTCCGAACTCCAGCACGGCGCGCTTGACGAGCGTCCGCGCTTCGATGTCTTCGAAGTCGCCGAGGTCGGTCTTGCCGATTTCCTCGAGATAGGTGCCGACCGCGTTCATGGCGTCGCCGATGGCGCTCACCTCGTACATGTCGAGCCGCTTGGTGCTGCGGATCTGCTCGGCGATGAGTGAACACTCGACGCAGAGCCAGCGGGGGTTCTTCACGTCGCCAATGCCCAGGCCGGTCGCGCGGCGTTGGCAGACGAAGCATTCGGCGGGTTCGTGCTGAGGACTAGACATTCTTCCCCCATTGCGCAAAATATTGCGCAATATGTGTTGACGCGCCTTCGACCAGTGTGTATATATTTACACAACAAGGGGCGAGGAAATGACGAACAGCCGGGACATCATCAAGAAGCTGGAAGTCACCGGGTGGGTGTTGGTCGGCACGACGGGCTCCCACCACCACTTCAAGCACCCCACAATTCCGGGGAAGGTGACGGTCCCACACCCAAAGAAAGACCTTCCGAAAGGAACGGTCCGGTCGATAGCGAAACAGGCGGGGTGGCGGTAAGCCACCCCAGCGAGGAAGAGACAAATGCGATACGTTGCTTTCGTTCACAAAGATCCCGACAGCGCCTACGGAGTCAGCTTCCCCGACTTCCCCGGTTGCGTGTCGGCCGGTGATACGGCCGACGAGGCCCTTACGAATGCCGTCGAGGCATTGTCCGGCCATGTCGCCGCGATGCATGCGGACGGCGATGCGATCCCCGCTCCGCGGTCTCTTGATGAGGTGTTGGCGGACGCGACCTTGGAGGAGGACCGCGAAGGCGCGAGCCTGGCGTTCGTTCCTTTGATCCGCGATCGGGGCTCGTCTGTTCGCGTTAATGTGTCGATCGACACCGGGCTGCTTGAGGCCATCGACGACGCGGCGAAGGCGCGGGGCATGACTCGCTCCGCTTTCATCGCAAGCGCGGTGCGCAATGAGATTGTGGGATAGGGTCATGCAGCGGCCTGCTTCGGCTCGTTGTCGTTGGCGAACATGTCGGCAGGCTTCTCCGGCTTGCGCGGCGCCTCAACGAACATGTCAGGCTGGTCGTATGCTTTGCGGATTCGGTCGCAAGCTACGTCGAAATATTTCGGGTCAAGCTCCACGCCGATGAACTTGCGGCCCATGCGGGCGCACGCCACTCCGGTTGTTCCGCTGCCCATAAATGGATCGAGGATGGTCTGGCCGGGGTTGGTGAAGTCCTGCAGAAGCTCCCGCATTAGCGGGACCGGCTTTTCGGTCGGGTGCCGGCCGTCGCGGTCTCGACCATTGACGCAGTGTGTATAGACGCCGCGCTTGCCGCCCGAGTTCCAGCGCGCGTGTCCCTTGCCGCCCCACGCAGCAACGAAGCACTCAGCCCCTTGGGCCGGCCCCTGCCCGTTCAACTGTGGCGTGGAATCAGGCTTCACCCATATGCAGGCACGCTTGTACTTAAGAGAAGAGGCGTTGATCATCTGGGACCAAGGCATCGTCCCCTCAACGGTGCAGAATGCGATGAACCACCCGCGGCAGACGCCCGAGGCTAACTGCACAAGGCGCTCGCGAATGTCGTCAATAGCCTCGAAGTCCAGGCCCTTAAGGTCCGGCCCTGAGTCTACGCGGACCCGTCCGCGTAGACTGTTCTTGCTGGCGTGCAGGCTTGCCTCATAAGGTGGGTCAGAAATCAAATGGTCGACAACCGCAAGCGACGCCATCACCTCCAGGCAATCGCCGTTATATAAAACCGCGTCCCCGATGCGCTCGATTCTCATGCTGCCGCCCTCCCCTCGTTGTCGTTCGCTACCCGGTAGCCGGTGATCTCGTAGTATTTGCCGTTCGGCTTGATGCTGATTTCCGCAGTGTCCCGAAGTTCGCCTTCCCGCTCCAGCCACTCCGTGACCGCGCGCGGACAAGGCAGCGCCCCGCCGTGGTCGATCCAGAAGCGATCGGCCTTCGTCTTGGCGAAGCCCTTGTGTTCCGGGCAGAGCCAGAGCTTGTGCATGATGAACCCGACCGAGAACTCGGCGCGCACGCTGTCCACGCCGCCGGGTTTGTCGTGGTAGCGGAAGCGCCGCCACTCCACCGGCCGGAACTCGGCTTGCGCTGAGGACAGAATCGGCCCCGCGTCCGCGGTCGCTTTGTGCTTCGGGTGCTCGTCAAAGACGAACGGGTGCCCACAGTCGACGCACTCCCGCGCCGCGGCGTGAACGATGCTATGGCAGGCCGGGCACACCTTCACGGGCGCCTCGCCGTCGCCCTTGCCGGGTTTGCGGGCGCGCACGTCGTCCACCGGCCCATGCGTCCGCACCCACCCGGCGAAGTCCAGCACCAGACAGTTCGTCTTGCCGGGAGCAAGGCGCGTGCCCCGACCTACGGCCTGCACATAGAGCGACGGGGATAGGGTCGGCCGAAGCGCCGCAATCAAGTCCACGCCGGGCGCGTTGAAGCCCGTCGTCAACACGCTATTGTTTGTCAGGCAGCGAATGCGCCCCGCCTTGAAGTCTTCGATGTGTCGCCGGCGCTCCTGCTTCGGCGTGTCGCCCGTGACCGTCTCGCAAGAAATGCCTCGCGAACGGATTTCATCTCGAACGTGATGAGCGTGCTCAACTCCAGAACAGAACGCCATCCATGACCGCCGGTCGCGGCCATAAGCCACAATCTCGCTAACAGCGGCCTTAGTGGTTGCGTCTCGATCGACAGCAGCTTGCAAAGCACCGGGAACATAGTCGCCACCCCTTTTCTGAACGCCCGTGAGATCGAAGCCCGTCTCGGTCGCCTTGGACACGAGCGGGGAGAGGAAGCCATCGCGAATGCCGTCCGCGATGCCATAGGTGTAAATCACCTTGTCGAACAGCCGGTCGTCGCCCTCGTCCAACCGGCCGGATCCGAGCCGAAAAGGAGTTGCCGTCAGCCCGACAATCTTCATGTCAGGATTGATCGCCCGCAGGTCGGCGATGAACCGGCCGTACATCGTGTCGGCTTTTGGCGGGATGAGGTGCGCCTCGTCGACCATCAGCACGTCGACATGACCGATGGCTTGGGCCTTGCTGTGCACTGTCTGGATGCCGGCAAACAGGATCTGCGCGAATGCGTCCCGCCGGCCGAGCCCCGCCGAATAGATACCGGCAGGCGCAAACGGCCAGATGCCGAGCAGTTCCTTGTAATTCTGCTCGATCAACTCCGCGACGTGCGTGACGATCACGAGACGCATGTCCCGCCACCCCGTGATGAGGCGTTCGGTTATGGCGGCCATAAGCAGGCTTTTGCCGGTGCCGGTCGCCATGTCTATCAATGGGTTGCCGGGCTCTTCGGACCAGTAATCGAACAGTCCGTCGAGTGCCGCTTGCTGGTAGGATCTAAGCTGCACGAGCGGGCTCCAGAAATTTGATTGAACGGATTTCCTCTGACAACACGGTCGGCTCGCCGTCGTCGGACTCGGCAAGTCTCGCGGCGCGATCGATTGCAATATTATGTGAGCGCCTCGCCGCGTCCTCGATTTTGACTTTGGAGTCTTCTCCCAGCCGTTTTGCAAGCCCGCGCGCGATTGATCGCAGCTCCATCGGAAGCCACCCGAGTTCCTTAGGTCCGCACCCTGTGGCGAGGGAGATTCTCTGTAGGAAGCCGAGCAACTGCTCATCAATATCGTCGATGCCTGTAATCACGCCGCTTCCTCCTTCACGCGCTGCGCCCCATCCACCCACACGCTGCCGTCGTCCATCTCGTAGGTGATGGTTTCGTTCTCTTCGTCGACATCGACCTGCGTCCCGTGCACGAGGCCAGGTAAATGCAAATGAACCGGGCAGCCCTGCCGTTGCTCGTCGAGCCCAAGCGGCTTGTTCCAGCGTGCGCAGGACCAATGCCCGTCGCCGGACATCTCGGGCGTCGAGTGCAGGCAAGTACGGCAAGTCACGCGTGGCGCGCGCTTCTCGTGGCAAACGCCGCGGTGCTTGCACCAGCCGCACGCGAACGCGCCCTTGGCTTCAGGGTCCTCGTGCAGCTTTGACGGCGGGTCGTCAGAGCGGATGATGCGCTCGGCGCGCGCCAGGATACGCAGGCAAAACTCCGCGTCGTACTCGACGCGCTCGAAATACCGCTCGTCGTCGTTCTTGTTGACGACGAGGTACCCGGCTCTCGACAAGCCGAACATGTGCATGCCGAGTTGGAGCTGGACGAAGTGGAGCGGCTTGCCTTCGCGCACGCGCTTTTTCTTCAGTTCCTTGAAGCCCTTGTCGTTGCTTGATTTGAACTCCATCAGGTGCTCGGTCTTTGGGGCTTCAGGAATCCCCATCGCCCGGCCGTCGATCTTGCCGCGCACATGTCCCGCAACGAGCCGGATGCGATCTTGCTGGCCGAACACCTCCACGCCGATGCGTTCGAGGTCCGCGACGAGTGCGTCTTCCCAACGGTCGCCCGTTCGGAAGATTGAGAGCTTTTGCCCCGTGAGGCGCTCGGGCGGCGATGCCCACCGGAGGGCGTACCAGAGCGCGCGGTCGCACTCGTTGCCCAACTCGCCGACGCTGATCCCGAGCGAGTCGTAATGCTCGTTCGCGTCCTCATAGGCATTGTAAATCGCGGCGACCGTGGCGGGCGTGATTGCGGATTGCGGGAGGGGGGCCATTAAGCGGCCGCCCCGAGTCCCAACATCGCGTTCAGGTCCGCAACGAGCGGAGCCGGAAGCCCAGGCGTGTTGGATTTCGCTGCGAGCGCAGACCAGAACGGCTCGCCTTCGGGCCAAGCGGCCTGCAGTGCTTTGAGGGTGGTCACGCTCTCCAACAGCGCTGTCAACGCGCGCTTGGCGTTGTTGCGGTCGGCCTTCAGGGCTTCGCCAGCGTCAGCGTGTGCCTTAATGGCGTCTGCGAGTTCGCCGGGTTGTATCACGCCGAGCCGTGCGCAATGCCCGCCGTAGTCTGAGCCCTTAGCGCGATATGGAACCGGGAGCCCTTCGCCAATGGTGTGCAGGGTGATGTCGAATCCGTTGGCATTAAAGCGCAGGCAAGCGTCCAACCGGAACCAATTTTCCGGCAGCGATTTCGCCGCCTTGATTTCTGAGGGCGAAATCACGGCTGCGTAGGCTTGGCGAGCGAGGGCGTCCTCTTCCTGCTTGTGTGCCAGATAACGAGGTGCGAAGGTGTGTTCGATGGCCGCGTTACGGATTTGCTCGCGGGCGTAGCTGGTCATTCTCATTTCTGTATTCCTTCGAAAGAGGGGATGAAAAGGCCCGTGGCGGGGAGCCGCCAAGCAATCGCCACGGGCCGGCTATTTTACTTTTTGCCCCAGGGGCGAGCACCCGCCACAGCGGCCGGTGCAGCGGTGGGCCGGTTGTCATTCACGGCCGGGCGCTGGTTGTCGTTGGCAGGCGGTGCGGTGGCGCCAGCAGACACGGCCGGAACGGGCACCGCGCCTTCGTCGGGGAAGTAGTATTTCTTGATTTCGTTACGCGGCTCGTAGACCTTCCCATCCGTGCCCGTGCTCTGCTTGCTCATGCCAATCTTCGCGGTGAACGCTTTGAAGTGCAGTTCCTCCGAATCTTGGATGCTCGGAATGCCGATCGCACGGCAGAGAGAAGCAAGCTCGCGCTGCCCAATCTGTTGCGCGGTCGCGTTTGCGTTCTCGACGTTGTAGTTTGCCCACACAAGTCGCCCGCGGAACTCCTCCGGTTCAATGACGCTAACTGTGGCTTTCAGCACCGTGCCGGTGCCCTTGCTTGTGGGGGCAACATCGGACTCGGTAATCTCGAGCCGATAATCGCCGTCCGGTAACGGAGTGAAGTCGCGTTGTTCCGTGTCGTGCTGCGTCGAGTCGAAAGTTGAGCCAAGTCTTGCCATCAGTTCGCGTCCTGTGCTGTGCCCGTTGGGGCTGGAAAATACTTCTGAAGTTCGGAGTAGCCGGCGCCCTTCTTGAGCGGCATGCTCGGCGGCATCGAAAAGCGGTTCTTCGCAAGGAAGCCCGGCCGTTCTTCGAAATGGATCTGCCGATCGCCGCCGCCCTCCCCGTGCGTCACCTTCTTGTTGAAACCGGCGTCGGCTTGCTTGAGAGTCACGCGGTAATTGACGAACCCAACGATGTCGGCCGCCTCCTGCACGAGAGCGCCCGCCCGCTTGTGCAGTTTGATGCCGTATCGGCTGTAGGGGTCGCTCGTTGGCGAATCGAACCGCGTGATATCGCTATGTGCGAGCATCACGACTGCAATGCCGGCGTCTTTCAGCGCCGCCAACCCGGCAAGGAAGTCACGCCACACGGCGTCCGCCGCGACGTAGCCCTTGCCGAAGCCCGCATCTTCGATGTTCTTCCAGCCGTTCTGTGCGCACGTTTGAGCCCACACCAACGGCTCAAGCCCGTCGAGACTGTCGATGATGAGCGTCTTGTGGTCGTGCTCCGTGGTCAGAAGTTCGCCGATGATGTTGAGCACCTCGTCGAACGTTTCCATCGTGCCAGGCGTTGCGAGTTCAACATCAGACGGCGGGGTTTCGCCGGCCGTGTTGAGATAGAGCGGGTCGGGGAACTCGCTGGCGAGCTGCGTTTTGCCGACGCCGTGCACGCCATAGACGACCGTGAGCGGCGGCTTGCTGTTCTTTGTGGATCTGAGACTAGAAAGTGATTTTGCCATTGTAGGCTTGCTCCTTTCGAACAAGCGCGATTACGAGCGCGATGGTGCCGATCAAGAACCCGACTTGGCCGATGACGTTGAGAGCTTTCATGCGGCGAGCGGGATGACGTTCGACTTCCCGACCGAAACGTGCCGCATCAACTGCCCTGCCCTGTCGGTGTAGAGGTCGTCGGTGCGGATGTTCGCCACGCCACCATTCAGATTGAGGACGACGCCCTCTTCACCAGCAGCAGCGCCGCCAGTGATGCGAACGCGAATGCCGGGCTTGAGGGTTGGGGTGGCGGGGAGGTGGTAGAGTTCGTCGGATGACCAAGTTGGGTCGTCATCCCAAACGATGTCGAACTCGCCGTTTCTCGCGCGGACGATTGTGCCGGGATTCTCATCGGACTTGAAGCTGAACGCCTGCACGCGGTCACCGATCTTGAAGGCGGGCACCCTCTCCTCAATAAGCTCGAGGTCTTCCGGCTTGAAGCCTCCACCAAAGCCGTCAGCGTTCCGGCAAAGCACAGGGAACGTGAGGCCCGGCTTCACTTGCTCGACGGTCATGTCTGACCACCAATGACCGTATTCGGGCGCGTGCACCCGATCGCCAACCTTGAAGGGATGCGCAGGCTCAAGCGCGCGCTCGGCGGCCCACGTCCATCGGTACGCATCGGTTACCGCGTGAGATTCATATTTCCCGCCCTCGTCAAGTTCGATTTGATAGGGATGCTCGATGCCAGGCGCGATGAACCTCACCGTCCCCAGCATGCCCACTGCGCCGACCGTCGAGAGGCCGTCTGCAATGAGCCTCACCCGATCGCCAGTCTTGAATCTCTGTTCCATTTTTCCCTCCTTATGCCGCACGCAGCGGAATGACTTCGGCGCTGTTGGGTTCGTCGCCCTCGGGCTCGTCGAGTTCGTCTTCCGAGAACGTTCTGTAGACACAGCGGCCGGACGCGGTGCGCGTTGCGACGACGTACTCCCGCCCACGGTCGGTGCTTTCTTTGCGGCCGCAGATGCGGCCCTCAACGACTGCCTGCACGTGCTCGTCCAGTTCAAATTCGAAGTTTTCGGGCATGCTTTCTCCTTCGCGCACTTTGCGCGTTAGTGGTCTTGCTACTGGGGAAAAGGACGACGCCGGGGCTAGCGGCGCCGCCAGTTGGCGTTGGTGCTAGAGCACCCTGGAGCGCAGCACGCTACGCTCGGGGCTGCGCTAGGTGGTGGCTGTGGTGAGAACCATCACATGATCTCCACGCCGCGGGGGGTAAGTCTGACTCCCGCTGTAGTCAGTGTGGAGATGACAATCTGGAGGGTGGAGTCGTGTGATAGACGCTTGCCCGACTCTAAGTCAGCGATCGTGGACCGGCTGACACGAGAACGCTCGGCAAGGGTTGCTTGGGATATACCCAGCAGGCCTCGTGCGCCGCGAACTTGTGCAGCAATTATATCTGCAGCGTCCTTGTGCTTGCCCATGTCTGCTGCGCTCATCGTGCGAGCCTCACCGCTGCAGGCTCAATTTCAGTCGCGCGGAATGGGAGCGGAAAGGCGCGCTCTTCGCGCGCGACAATCGCGGGATTTACATCGCGGTATCGGCCGCCTTGAGCGGCGAGGTCGGCTCGCGCCAACTCATCGGCGATGGCGTTGCGGCTGTGGGAAAACTCCCAGCCGTCGAGATCTTCAATTGCGGGCCCAGGATCGCGGGCATAGGCGTAAACTTCGGGGATGCGGCGGGCGGCGTGGCTTCTTCTCACGGTGGTTACCTCTGATTCATTGCTAGCCCCACAAGCTAACAAGTGATAACAAGCACAGTCAACAACCTTGTAGAACTTAATTGTGCAACATGCTACCAACCGGGCGGTAACTACCTGATAGGACACGACAATGAATATCGCGGAGCTTGTGCGCGAGACGCGAGAAAAGAAGGGCTGGAGCCAAACCCGGCTCGCCGAGGAGGCGGGAATCAGCCAGCAGGCCGTAACTCAGATTGAAACCGGCGCGACGAAAGCCCCGACGAATAGCTGGCGCCGAATCGCAAGCGCGCTTGAAATCCCCGAGGAGCTGTTCGCCGAGCTTATGCGTGATGCCCAGCGCGGCGCCCGCCGAGAGCGCGGTGGGGCAACCGTGCGATATCCTGCTGTGGGTGGCGGCCTACTGCATACTGCCCCGCCCATGCCGGTGCGCCCTTACCGGAAGATCCCCGTCCTTGGCCGGGTTGCCGGCAGCCCCTTCGGGGAGGGCCACTTGATCATGAATCAAACGGTAGACCAGACGGACTGCCCGCCGTGGATAGATGATGCGGTCGACTCCTACGCGCTCTATGTCGTTGGGGCATCAATGATACCGCGGTTCTATCCCGGCGAGATGGTCTTCGTTCACCCATGGAAGCAGCCCCGCCCGGATGACTTCGTGGTGGCACAGATTCGCGACCCGAACACCGACGATATCTTCGGCTACGTCAAACAGTTCATAGGGTTCGACAAGAAGGGGCTCCGGCTTCGGCAGTTCAATCCAAAGCTCGAGGATCTCGCGCCGTTCCCGGCCGGTGATGTTCACGCATTGCACAAAATTATCATCCCCGGCCTGGGCTAAGGCTACAAATTTCTACAAGCACTTGTTGACTCCGCTTGTTGCGCTTGTTAGCTTCTTCGTGTTGAAGGAGAAAACAGATGCGCAACAAGCAAACAACCGCCCTCCCGAGAAGACCCCTCGCCTGCTCGGTGACCGACAGATTAAGACGCCGCCCGGGGTTCACCCGCAAAGCCGGCGCTGAAGTCGTCCTAGGCGCCCCTGGCGCCTTAAGACGACTCTTGAATGGGGCGCCCGTCAGAATCACGGACCCTGACATCCTCCCAAGATTAAGAGCCGTGCGCGCCTCCGAGTTGAGCCGCGCCGGCGCACTCTCCGAATTGTTCCTCGATGATCTCGACGGAGCGGAGCTCGCTGCGCGTTTTGCACGCCGCTTCTACAAGGAGGCGGCGTGATGGCCGAGATAGCAGGCGCGCTTGTCGCCATCGCTGTGTTGTTGGGAATCGCAGTCCTCTGGACGCTCGCGACAACCCGTCGAGCACACGACCCGCACGCCGAACCATACGGCGACATTCCCCAGGTGCGGCGATGACCACCGACGCAGACGTTTGCGCGCATGTGAAGTCGCGCTTCCGCGGCAAGAAAACATCACGCCAGGAGTGCACGACCATGACAAGGCGAGAAGAGATAGCGCGAACCTTCACCAAAGGTGACGACGTTTTGAAGGTCGGCGATGATCACAAGACCTTCGGCATCACTCAGACGCCGGGGACAGGGTTAGCGGCGGTCCACACCAACAAGATCGAGGTCTACGGCGACGAAGAATTGCGCGACCGCATTCTCGCCATCCTCTCCCTACCAGCGGTGGCGGATGACCGCCAAGAGATCATCAACGCCATCCTCGCTCTTCCTCCCCCCGGAGATGTGAGCGGGCTGATGAAGCGTTTGCGGGACTTGGACGCAAACACCGCCAATCCGCCATATTGGACAACAGGTATTTGCGGGGAAGCCGCCTCTGCCATAGTCCAGAAGAATGCAGAGATAGCGCAAGTGCAAGAATCCCTGATGAGGGTAGCTGAGGCTATCGGCTCAAGCAGCGCGACCGCCTGCCTTTGGCTCGATGTGAAAGCCGCAATCGAGAAAAAGGATACCGAGATAGCGCGGTTGCGGAAGGACTACGCTGAGGCCTGTGAATCGATCCGATGGGCGGAGGAAAACCGCAACTTCCAGCAAGCCCGCGCCACCACTGCAGATGCAGAGATAGCGCGGCTGAGGGAGGAGGTTCGTGCTCTTTCAGATGCGTTGTCGGAAGCGGGCGACCGGAATGACATAGCGCGCCGCCGCGCCACCACAGCAGAACAAGAACGCGACGAGGCACTGAGGCTGATCGAGCAATACAGAAGTCAGCGGCGCAAACCTCCCGTGAGCATCTATGGCCCCTATGGTTATCTCATCGGGCATCGCGAGCTTGACGAAACTTCCTGGAGAATTGAACCCGATCCGGACGACGATCCCGAATACTTTTGCGTCGCGCTTTACACAGTCGACGAGCCTCGCTGTAGAACGCCCTCTGCCACCCGCCTCGTTAAGGGGTCGTGAGATGACGAAGAACAACCTTGAGACAATGACAAATGCACACACGAACCTAACCGTGTTCAGTGCGGTCGCGGATATTCTAGAAAATGGCCACCTCTACGGCAGTGACGATATGGGGCGCCGAACGGCCGAAAAGATCGTGAGCTTGTGTAGGAAGGAGCAAACCAAACTGTACCTCAAATATGAAGCCGCTCGCGCGGCTCTCGTCCAGAAGAAGGACCAAGGCCAATGAATACGGTGGAAGTCGACGGTCTGGTCTATGGCCCTCACATGGTGCGGGCGCTGCGAGCCGAGCGCGATGAACTTGCTGCACGCCTCACCGCCCTCTCTCCCTCTCCACAAGGCGTGACGGAGGAACAGGTAGAGGCGCTGCGGATAGCATTGAAACGGTGGGACGGGTACGATCCTGAAATATCTCAAACCCAAATAGTCGCTCAGGCGAACGCTCTGGCTGACGCATCGCGCCGCGTCCTAGAGCAGTTCGCCGCCACTCCCGCACCTGCACAAGGCGAATGGGTGATGGACATCCCTGTCGAGAAGTACCGCACAGACGAGCAGCGGGCGGATATCCAACGCGCATGGGACTTCATCGC